CGGTGATCTTCCAGCCACCGGTCAAGAACTCGAACGACAAGTTCCAGAAGGCCAACACCCGGCCCGGATCCGTGCGCTGGGCGAACAACATGCAGCACGCGCCGGTCGAGGAGAACACCCAGCTGACCTGGCACTACCCGGGCACCGGGTGCCTGCCCAAGGTCGTGCTGGACTTCATGGCCGAGCAGGGGACGCTGCCGCAGTGAGCACGCCGGAGCAGCCCACCCTGGACCAGCTGGAGCAGCAGGGACCCATCGCCGGGCCCACCGTGATGACCCGCGCCAACCGCGAGGGCCTGCGCAAGGCCGTGGCCAAGGCGAAGTCCTGGTTCAAGCCCGGCGTCTCGGCCGAGACGGCCATCAAGGCCGCCGTGGTGGTCTACCTCAACGAGTGGGCGAAGACCTATGGCCAGGGCGTGCAGGCCAGCCACCTCACGAGCACCGAGCGCACGATCCTGTCCATCCGCCAGGACACCGTGCAGCAGATCCTGCGCGAGCTCGCCTAGCGTGGCGGCGCGCTCCCGGTGGCCGCTGGGTCGCCACCGGGAGCGCGCGCTGCCAGCATGACCGCATGGCGCTCGGTCTGCGAGAGGTCGTGCGGCGGCTGGGCTACCACCGCCCCACGGCGCGCACCATCCCGGTCTTCGAGGAGAACCGGCACCTCGCCATCGAGCTCATGCTGCACTGGGACGAGAACCTGCCCGAGGGGTTCGAGAAGGACCAGTGCCTGCTCCGGCTTCAGGAGGCCCTGATGTGGGCCAACGGCGCGGTCGCCTGCAACACCGGCCCGGGCGAGGACCCGTTGCCGCACTCGATGCCGCCGGGTCACGGTGAGAGCGGGCCGCCGCCGGGCGCCAACCTGGGCTGAGACGTGTCAACCGGTAGCGTGTGAGCGACCACGCCGCGCTACCGCTGGAGGCCCTGAGTGGCAACGACCGACGGCCTGAAGCTGCTGATCCCCGAGCTCACGGACACCGCCGATGGGCCGGACGCGATCAGCGACCTGGCCAACGGTGTCGAGGACTACGTCTACGACCGGCAGCTGCCCACCGGAGTCACCCGGTACCCGGTGCACCACTGGGGCTCGGGGACCAGCTTCCCGACGGTCGGCCAGGGCGTGAAGGTCGGGGACACCTACACGCACACCGGCATCGGCGCGATGTTCCGCTTCACCGGAGTGGGCACCATCCAGTGGGCCCAGGTGTCGGTTCCCGAGGTCTCCGGCCTCGCGCCGCTGAACGCGATCTCGTCCAACTACGGCTCGCTGCTGCCCTCGGGCTTCCTGGTCCGGCGGACGGACTGGCAGTTCGAGATGGCCTGGGACCCGCTGGCGGGCACCTCGGGGAAGTGGGTCTTCAAGAAGCACTACGGCGAGAAGAACCCGACCGGGATCACGAACACCGGGCCGAGTGCGCACTGGGCGGTCCAGCCGTGCGCCGTGCCCTTCGGATCCGGCCTCCAGCGCTTCCACGGCTTCACCTTCCGGCGGGGCAACAACGGCCTGGTCAGCTGGGACAACACGAACAAGCAGTTCACGGTCAACGTCGAGGGCATCTACGCGATCACGCTGTTCTCCTTCATCGACCTGCCCGGCTACCGCAGCCAGTTCCAGCGGCTGGTCACCAGCACGGCCGCCATCACCAGCGCGGGCGATGTCGAGGACCACCGTCTCTACGCTCCGGGCACCTCGTTCCCCGGCTGCAACACCGCGCGGCACCCGCTGTCCGTCACGACCTACCTGAAGGAGGCGTCCACGGTCTACGGGGACATGGACTGCTACGGGACCGGGGTGGTCGCCAACGGGACCAACGTCAACTGGGACGTCTACTTCGGCTTTCAGCTGATCGGGAGTTGATCAACACCATGCCCCCTGCATCGCGCCAGCCCGAGCCGGACACCGCTCCCCGGGTCGGGGAGTACGTCCGGTTCCACGGGGACCCGGAGCGCCTGAGCGAGGCCCTGGCCACCTACAACGGCCGAGAGGCCAAGGTCGAGGGCATCAACGGCCAGAACATCACTCTCCGGCCGCACCGCTACGGGCCCGAGGACCCCAGGCCCCAGCTGGTCGAGGCCACACTGGACCAGGTCTACGTGGAGCAGTGGCAGCTGGACGCCAGGAACGGAGCCTGACCGTGTCAACCACCCCCGGGATGCCGGACGAGCCGGAAGACGCTCTGCACGAGCTCTCCGATGACGACTACTTCGACGCCCTGGCCGAGATGCCCGAGGTGCTGGACGCCTCCGGCAAGCCGGTGACCGGGCTGTTCGATGACGTGACCGACGCCCGGGAGTCCAAGGCCCGGGCGAAGGCCGCCGGGGAGGGCAAGGCGTGAGCACGCAGGTCGGGTACTACGAGGCCTTCCGCGACACGATGCGCGGCTGGGGCTTCACCGTGCACGAGGTGGCCGGGTGGCACACCCGTGACGCCGAGCCGCGCACCCCCTACACCCCCGGGAAGCTCTACGTCGAGCACCACGACGCCTCCACGCTGCTGTCGGGCAACTGGGGCGCGCTGGCCTACATCACCCGGAACAACCTGGCGAACATCGTCACCGCGCGGGACGGGCAGATCATGCTCAACGCCGCCGGGGTGCAGTGGCACGCCGGGGTCGGTGGACCCTTCGCCGACGTGGCCCGCAACCTCGGGAACCCGGCTTCGCTGGGCAACGAGGTGTGCAACTCCGGCCGCGAGGCCTACTCGCCGGGGTGCACGGCCGCCGTCATCGCCTCGGAGGCCGCCTGGGCCATCGTGTCCGGCCGCCAGGCCGACCTCGCGCGGATCCGGGGCCACAAGGAGTGGGCGACCCCGCCCGGCCGCAAGACCGACCCCTCGCTCAACATGGACACCCGGCGCCAGCAGGTCGCCGACTTCATCGCGGGCAAGACCGGCCAGCTGCCGCCGCTGCCGCGCCCCGTGCCCGCTCCCGCGCCTCCACCGGCCCCGGCCCCGGCCATCCCGCCGATGCCCGCGCCGTTCCGCTGGGCGCTGCCGCGCGGCCACTACTACGGCCACAAGGACGGCCCGGCGCAGTCGCACGGCGGGTACTACGCCAGCGAGCGCGACGAGGTGCAGTGGATCCAGCGGAAGTTCATCGCGCTGGGCTGCGTGGCCGGGATCCGGGACTGGCGCTCGGGCTGGGCCGACGGGCTCTGGGAGGACGCCACCACGGCCGCCTGCCGGGTGTTCTTCAGCCGGTTCCGCGCCAGCCAGCCGATCCACACCCAGATCTGGTCCGACGACTACGCCGCGATGGTCCGCCTGTAGCTGTACCCTGGCTGCTGTCGGACGCGGTCGCGCGCACCGAACGGCCCCCGCCCCCAGGTCTGCGTCACAGCCCCGGGCGGGGGCCGTCGCGTGTCCGGGGTCAGGCCGGGGTCAGCACCGGCCGCAGCCGGGCCAAGATCCGGGGATCGCGCTCGGTGCGGGTGCGCACCACGTCCTCGCCGGTCAGCCGGTCCTCCATGATCACGCCGTCCGGGATGGTCAGGCAGAGGCCGAAGTAGCGGGGCCGTGGGGTGCGGCGCATGGAGGCTCCCGGGGGTTTCGTTGACAGTTGTGCGCATACTTACCCCATGACGCAGCCTGGAGCAACGAACCCGACGCCCAAGCGCCCCACCAGTCCCCCGCGCCCCACGCCTCGCCCTGGTCCGGGCACGCGGGTCCGCTACGACAGCCTGCCCGAGGTCGGCGTGGTGGTCGAGAGCGACGACTTCATGGACACCCTCCAGCGCCGGGGGACACCCATCTCCTCGCAGGTGCTCGTGGAGTGGCCGCGCGACGGCTTCCCCGTGCAGGTCTGGGAGCTCGTGGGCGCGCTGACCATCGTCCGGGACTGATCACGGCCCTGTGACCTGCGGCCGGTACCTTCCGAGGTACCGGCCGTTGTCGTCTGGCGAGGGGGACGCTGTGCGCGACGCGCAGGGGGAGCAGCCCGACCGGCCCGTCTTCTACCGGATCGACGTGGCCAACGTGACCCGGATGACGGCCCCCCGCTACGGGACGATCACCTACACCGACCGGAACTCGGTGCACGTGCTGGCCGGGCACGGAGATCTTCTGCTGATCGGCCCGATGGGCGTGAACTACCACGTCGAGGGCTCGAACAACGACGTGATCTTCCTGCGGCGCTGGGACCAGCCCACCGTGAAAGGTCACGGGCACACAACGATCTTCAGAACGCTGAGGGGTGAGAGCCCCGGCAACACCTACAAGGGGCCCGAGACCACTCCTGCGCCCGCGCACCGGCCCTTCGTGGCGCCTGGACGGCCCCGGCGCCCGTAGCCTGGCAGCGTGTCAACCGCCGTGGCCGGAGACCTCTCCCTGGAGCAGCAGGTCGCGCTGCTCCCGCTGGAGACCCAGGAGCAGGTGCTGGCGGACCTGGACCTGAACACCCTGCCCTGGGACTGGAAGTGGACCGCCCGGCCCTCGCAAGTGCTCCCGCTGGAGCCCGTGGGCGAGGGCGCGGACTGGTCGGCGGCTCTGTTCAACGGCGGCCGAGGCACCGGGAAGACCCGCTCGGGCAACGAGTTCGTGCGCGAGCTCGATGAGCGCTGGCACACGCTGGGCCGCGACCCCGGACAGCAGCTGCGCATCTGCCTGCTGGGCCGCACCGCCGGGGACGTGCGGGACACGATCCTCAACGGGCCCTCGGGCCTGCTGAACATCTACCCGCCGAGCCAGCAGGACGAGGTGGAGTGGATCTCCAGCCAGCGCCGTGTCAACCTGCCCGGCGGCGGCTTCGCGCTGTGCTTCTCGGCCGAGGAGCCCGACCAGCTGCGTGGCCCGGCCTTCCACTTCGGCTGGGCCGACGAGCTCGCGGCATACAAGCAGGTCAAGGGCCAGGGCGAGCTCGATGCCTGGACCAACATGCGGATCGCCACCCGTCTCGGGCTGGTCCCGCAGGTCATCGCCACCACCACGCCGAAGCGCGTGAAGATCCTCCGGGAGTTCATCGCCGAGATCCTGGCGAACCCCGGCAAGATGCTGATGCGCACCGGGAAGACCACGGACAACGTCCACCTGTCCGAGAACTACCTGGACACCCTCTACGCGCTCTACGGGAACACCACGCTGGGCTCCCAGGAGCTCGATGGCGAGATGCTGGATGCCGTCCAGGGCGCCACGGCCGACGTGCAGACCATCGAGGACAACCGGGTCACGAAGCTGCCCGTGCTGCCGCCCTCGGTGAAGTGGGCCCGCATCGTGGCCGTGGACCCCTCGGTGGCCGAGAAGCCCGGCGACGAGTGCGGCATCGTCGTGATCTACGTGCCGCTGACCCAGCCGATCCTCAACCGGCACGCCTACATCGTGGACGACCTCTCGCTGCGCGGGTCCCCGACGCTGTGGGGCGACCGGGTGGTCAAGGCGGCGATGAAGCACAAGGCCGTGGTCGTGGTCGAGAACAACCAGGGCGGGGCCCTGGTCAAGCGGGTGATCAAGGAGCGGGCCGCCGCGCACGACATCGCGCCGCCGAAGATCCGCGAGGTCTGGTCCTCCAAGGCCAAGGCCGTGCGCGCCGAGCCCATCGGAGCGGCCTACCAGCGCGGCCGGATCCACCACCTGAACACCCTGGCCGAGCTCGAAGACCAGGTGTCCAGCTGGACCCCGGAGGACAAGGGCTACTCCCCCGACCGCCTGGACGCGCTGGTGCACGGCCTGAGCGCGGTGCTGTTCCCGGAGGGCATGGTCGGCGGCGGCGTGCCGGGGTCGGCCACCACGCACTCGCCGGTCGGGATCGCGCTGCCACGCACGCGCGCCACCACCGAGCGCCGGGCCCAGGGCCTGCGCATCGACACCTCCGGCGGCCGGTCCGGTGTCAACCGGCGCGCCTCCGGTCTGGGCGTGCCCGGCGGCTACCGTCCGGGTCTGGTGGTCCCGCGCCGTGTCCTGGGAGGGAAGAAGTGACCTCGCCCGCCTACCGGATCCCGGCCGACTACCCGCCGGACCAGGTGCCGCCCCAGCCCGCTCGCCCAGCGGGTCCGCAGGCCCAGGCGGTGGTCGAGGCCCAGGAGTTCGAGGTCGGGGCCGTGGAGCCCGCGCTGGCGGCCTTCATCGCGGCCGTGCTGGCCTACTCCCGGGGGTCGGGGCACCTGATGGGCTCCCCGTTCACCGTGGCCCAGAAGGTCGGCTACTACGCCGCCGTGGCCGGGATCCTGCGGGCCATCGCCGCGCGCTCCCTGGAGCACCAGCGGGCCTGGAACGGGCGCCGAGCGGCCGAGGAGTTGTGGACCGGGCAGGACGCCGGGATCGCAGCCGGTGAGGCCGCCGGGCTCCGGACGCTCTCGCAGGCCGCCCGGGTCATCGCGCGCAAGGCGCGGCAGGACGAGGCGGCCGGGGGCAGCCCGGGGATCTCGCTGCCGGGGGAGCCCTACGACCCCACCGCGCCGGACACCGCCCAGACCTACTCCGACCCCGGACAGATCGCGCTCCCGGTCGTGCAGTCCACCCGGCACGCGGCCCAGCTGGGGGCGGCCAGCGAGGCGGGCTGGACGCGCAAGACCTGGGTGGACATGCACGACACCCGGGTGCGCGCCAGCCACGCCTTCCTGGGCAGCCCGAAGTACGAGTTCCACACCGTGCCGATCCTGGAGCCCTTCGAGACCATCGACGGGAACAAGCTCTGGTACCCCGGCGACACCTCGGCCCCGGTGCACGAGTGGATTCGGTGCCGCTGCTGGCTGAAGCTCTCCCGGTGACTCCGGTCTGGTTGACAGAACCTGGCATAGTCCGGGCCGTGCCGCGCCGACCGTTCCCCCGCGTCCGGATGCAGGCCCGCCGGGTCTGGTTCGCGCTCCGGGAGATCCGCTGGTGGGCTCTGCTCGCGCTGCTGACCGCGCTGCTCGGCGTGGTGCTCGCAGTGGTGCAGGTCCGGCTGCCGGTGATCCAGGCCGTCGCGGCGCTGTCCATCACCCTCGCCATCCTGGCGACGAAGGAGGAGCCGTGAGCGACAAGATCCCCGAGGGCCTGGAGGTCCAGGACGCCCGGAAGAAGCCGGTCACCGTGCAGACGGTGCTGGTCACGCCCGACAACCTGGCCAGCATCGTGGAGTGGATCGTGATCAACGGTCACCACGCGGTCCTGGACACCGACCAGCTGACCATCCAGACGCTGGAGGGCCCGTTCGTGGCCCGGCCGGGCGACCAGGTCATGCGCGGCATCCAGGGCGAGTTCTACCGCCACGAGGGCGGGGACTTCTTCAAGGAGGCCTACGACATCATCGGCCCGCACGTCTCGACCGACGCCTGATGTCCAGCGCCTTCGAGCAGTTCGACAAGCTGCTGGCCGAGTCGGTCATCGCCCGGCTGGGCGAGGAGGGCTCCAAGCGCCTGGCCGCGCTGCACGCCGCGCGCTCGGCGATGCCCGACGCGGACGTGTACGACCGGATCCGGCTGGCCCGGTACATCCTCACCGGCTTCGAGGACGCGCCGGAGATGATGACCGTGCGCACGGCGGACGGCAGCGTGCACGCCGTGTACGCCGAGCCCCAGGATCGCGTGGAGGGCGTCATGCCGGGCGAGGAGCCCCAGGAGGACCCGCAGCCGCTCACCGGAGTGGTCGGGCCGGACCCGGCCTTCGAGAAGCTGGTGGAGGAGTCCGAGGAGCAGGTTCCCGAGCGGGAGCCCGCGCCGTCCGAGGGCACCGGCTGGCTGGGGCGCCGAGGACGCTGATGGCCGGGCGCCTGATGAAGTTCCGGTGCAGCGCGTGCGGGACCGAGCACCACATCCCGCGCGCGCTGGCTGTGGACTGCCCCGTCGTGGGCTGTCAGGCGCCCGTCGGCCAGAAGTGCCTGGACCTGAGATCGAGCGACGGCAAGACCCGGTTGACACCCCACCCCGAGCGAGAGGCACTGCTGCCGTGAAGCCCCTGATCCTGGTCCTGGCCAGTGCCCGGCTGACCCAGCTGGTCGTGGACGACGCGATCACCGAGCCGGTCCGCCGGGCCGTGGAGAAGAAGGGCAACGAGTCCGAGGGCTGGGGGCTCGTGGACGAGGGCATCAACTGCCACGCCTGCACCTCGGTCTGGGCGGGTGGCGGCGTGCTCACGGCAGAGCACGCCGGTCCGGTGGGACGCTTCCTGGTGCGCGTGCTCGCGCTGTCGCAGAGCGCGCTCATCCTGAAGGCCATCGTGGAGAGGATCGACCGAGGATGACCGCCACCGCAGAGCCCGTCGTCCTGATCGCCGACCTGTTCCCCGGGGTCGTGCTGGACCGGGAGACCGGTCAGCGGGTGGACGGCGTGCCGAAGGGCGCGAAGCTGCACGTCATCGTGTCCACCACCGAGATCGCCATCGGCTGGGACGCCGGGACCATCGACGGGGTGGCCACCGTCGGCACGCTGTTCCTGTCCCTGGAGGGCATGGACATCGACAACCTGAGCCACAACGGCGGACCGGTCGGGCCCTACGAGGTGAAGCGCGCGGGCGGCTGCTCGTGCGGCACCACGCTGAAGCGCTGGAACCCCTACGCCGGTCGCCCGATGACCCAGCTGGCGCGCGCACCGCGCGAGAGCAGCTACGGCCTGCCCCAGCGCTACAGCCGCTCGCGCTGACCTGGCGCGGCCCGCGACGCCGTGTCAACCGGCCGCTACTCTGCTGGCATGGCGGGTGGCGGCGTTCTCCGGCGACGGCGTGAAGCGACCCCGGAGGCGATGACCGCGTCCGCTCAGGTGGTCCGGATGCCCGAGCGGAAGGCCCAGGCGGCGCCGTACCGGCAGCCGCGCGCCATCGTCGCCTCGGCCGAGCGCGTGGACCTGGACACCGCCTGGACCGAGCGCGCGAACGCCTCCTACAAGTCCTCCCAGGACGAGGCCTGGATCGGCTACCAGCGGGTCGGCGAGATCCACTACGGCTTCAACCTGGTCGCCAACGTGCTGTCCCGCCTGCGGGTCTACCCGGCGGCCATCCCGGAGTCCGAGGAGGCGCCTCAGGGCGCGAAGGACGCCGCCGACCGTGGGCGCATCTCCTCCGACCTGGCGCGCGACGCCGAGGAGGTCATGCGGCAGATCACCGGGCCGACCTTCTCCCAGCTGGTCCGCAGCTTCGCGCTCAACATCAACGTGCCGGGCGAGTGCTACCTGGTCCGGCTGAAGGAGCGCACGAAGGAGGGCAACGAGACCGTCCAGTGGAAGGTCGTCTCCACCGACGAGCTCGTGGTGGACGTGAACGGTGCGACCCTCCGGCCGCTGCGCGGGCAGACCGCGAAGGAGAAGCGGCTGCCGAAGGGCACCTTCGTCGGTCGCATCTGGCGCTCGCACCCGCGCTACTCCGGGGAGCCGGACTCCAGCCTCATGGGCGTCGCGGACGCCATCGAGGAGTTGCTGATCCTCCAGCGCCTGGTGCGCTCGGCGACCCGCTCGCGGCTGAACAACGGCCTGCTGTTCCTGCCCGAGGGTCTGCTGTCGGCCCGGATGCAGATGGCCATGCAGGGCCTGGACGAGGCCGGGAACCCCCTCTCCGACGAGGAGAAGGAGGCGATGGCCAACGACCCCGGCAACCAGCTGGTGGCCGACCTGATGCAGGCCATCGTCACGGCGGTCAGCGACGAGGGCGACGCCTCGGCCGTGGCCCCGCTGATGGTGACCGGTGAGGGCTCGCTGGCCGAGCAGATCAAGCACATCACCTTCGAGCGCGGCAGCGACGAGTGGCTGGTCAACCGGACCGAGCGCGCGCTGGAGCGGATCCTCCAGGGCATCGACGTGCCGAAGGAGGTCGTCACCGGGCTGGCCAACGTGAAGTATTCCAACGCGCTGGTCATCGATGAGAACCTCTACAAGGCCAACATCGAGCCCCTGGCGCTGGTCCTGGTGGACGCGCTCACCGAGGTGTTCCTGCGGCCCCTGCTGCGGGCCCGGGGCTACGACGAGGCCGACCTGGACCGGATCGTCGTCTGGTACGACCCGAGCGAGATCGTCACCCGGCCCAACCAGGCCGAGGACGCCAGCGACGGCTACGACCGCTACCTGGTCGGCCCGGGCGCCTGGCGGCGCGAGCACGGCTTCGGCGACGACGACGCCCCGACCGAAGCCGAGCTCGGGATGATGCTGCTGACCAGCGGCGCGCCCCTGCCACAGGATGTCCAGATGGCCCTGCTCCAGGCGATGCTGCCGAAGATCCTCGGCCAGCAGCGCGAGGAGAACATGGGCAACCAGCCCGTGCCGTTCCCCCAGAGCGCGCAGGACGTGCTCTCCCCGACCCCCGAGGCCTCGGCCAACGTCAGCGACGCAGCCACTGGAGAGAACGCCGCGTGAGCGAGTCCAAGCACTACACGACCGCGATCCTCGCCGCCGTCCCCGCGACGGACGACCCGGTCCACGAGGTCGTCGCCGAGGACGCCCACGTCACCCTCCAGTTCCTGGGCGAGGCGGCCGAGCTCTCCGAGGAGCAGGTCGAGGAGATCACCACCGCGCTGGAGATGCTGGCCAGCGTCGTCTACCCGTTCGAGGCCGACATCTCGGGCACCGCCGAGCTCGGGCCCGACAAGGCGCAGGTGCTGCTGGTCCAGAGCGCGCTGCTGACCAAGGTCCGCGAGACGCTGGGCATGGTCGAGGCCGTGTCAACCGCCGTGGCGGCCAGCGACCAGTTCCCGAACTGGATCCCGCACCTGACGCTGGCCTACGAGGGCGAGATGCCCGACGTGAGCAGCTACAAGACGGTGACCATCGGCTCGCTGGAGCTCTGGCTGGCCGAGAAGAAGACGGTCTTCCCACTGGCCCAGCCGAAGGACGCGGTCACCGCCGCCGGGCTCAAGGTCTTCGAGGAGCACCTGCACCCGCGCGGTGCGGACGGCCGCTTCATCGAGAAGTTCGGCGTGATCAAGTTCCTGACCGCCAAGGGCTGGCAGTACGGCAAGGTCGAGGGGATCTACGAGGAGAACGGCCAGGTCAAGCTGACCGTCAGCCCCTCCAACCTGTCCGGGAAGACCCACGGCGAGTCCGTCGTGCTGACCCCGAAGCAGGTCTACCGGGCGCCGAAGACCAAGGCGCACCTGCTGGTCAACCAGTCCGGCGTGACCAAGATCGGTGGCCAGGGCGGCTCCAACCCCGGCGGCCTCTACTCGATGCCCGCCCAGGTCCCGCACCCCGACGGCAGCGTGGAGCTCACGGGCGAGCAGGACCAGTTCTACGTCAAGACGCCGAAGTCCAAGGCCATCGGTCAGAACGAGGCGCTGACCAACGCGCTGTACGAGCACGCCGGGGTGCCGGTCCCCGAGGTGGACCTGGCCAGCGACGGGAAGCTCTACAGCAAGATCGTCAAGGGCCAGCAGGACATGGCCCAGCAGCTGTCGAACGCGGACTGGAAGGACCAGGTCCGGCGGAACTTCGTCGTGGACGCCTGGCTGGCCAACCGCGACGTGTTCGGCATGACCTACGACAACATCCTGACCGACGAGCACGGCGTGCCGTGGCGCATCGACAACGGCGGCGGGCTGCTCTACCGGGCGCAGGGCGCGAAGAAGACCGACTTCGGCTCGCAGGTCACCGAGCTCGACGCCTTCCGGCAGGGCAAGAAGGCCGCGATCTTCGGCCCCGAGATGTCGAAGGCCCAGGAGATCGACGGGGCCGAGCGCGTGCTGGCCATCTCCCCGGCCGACATCGATGACCTGGTCAAGGCCCACGGCCTGCCCAAGTCGCTGGCCGACACCCTGAAGGCCCGGCGGCTCTACATCGCCGACTACTACGGCCTGACGCTGCCGGAGTCCAAGGCCCCGGCCGAGGCCGAGGGCCCGACCAGCGCGCCGCTGGTGGACGCCCCCGACATCGCCGAGAACGAGGGCCACAACCGCAGTTGGTTCAAGGTCAACCTGTCCCAGCTGGGCTTCGTGGCGAGCACGGGGGACCTGCTGGAGCTTCCGGACGGGAGCACGAAGCTGCTGGGCGTCGGGGACGACGGCCAGGCGCTGTCGATGGTGGGCGCCCAGGCCCAGCTGCTGGGGCTCATGCAGACCATCGGGCCCGAGGCCCAGGTCTACCTGAAGAAGCAGATCGACCCCCAGCAGTCCCGCCCCGACCACGGGTCGAAGCTGAAGGGCAGCGACCTCACCTCGCAGCGCTGGAAGCGCGGTGACCAGGTCATCGACTCCGACGGCGTGCCGTGGAAGGTGCTGGGCTGGAACGAGGACACGGGCGCGATGCTCGTGCAGTTCGCCAGTAAGGCCCCGGTGCTGCTGGACACCCACGGCAAGGACAAGGGCGAGACCTTCACCGTCCAGCGCTGGGACCCGCCTGCGGTTGACACGGCCGAGCCGGTGCAGACCGAGCAGCAGGCCATCGACCAGGTCCAGACCGCCGTCTGGATCAACCCGCCGCCGGTCAAGATCGAGACGCTGACCGAGCCCGACGACGAGCTCACCACCTACACGCAGAGCGAGAGCGGCACCTACGTCCCGAAGGTCGTCCCGGCCGAGATCGTGGACGAGTTCCTGGCGCCGCTCCCCGCCGAGAGCACGAAGACCGGCCAGGCCGCGCAGGCCGAGCAGGCCATCAAGGCCGACCTCAACCAGCCGCTGCCCACCGGAAGCGGCGCTCCGGCGCCCGCGAAGACCAGCGCGCCCGGCGGCGCGAAGGTCATGGTCATCGGCGACGGCACCGAGGCTGCCACCGGGGATTCCGTCACGTCCAAGAAGGACGGCAAGACCTACGTCTTCGTGAAGCCGAAGGGGCAGTACGCGGTCGTCACCGACCCCAACGGCGAGGACCCGACCAAGCAGCTGCTGAAGCTGGCCAGCACGATGACCCAGCCGGGCAAGGCCCCGGCCGCCGACGCCACCGAGGTCGAGGCGCCGAAGACGGCCACGGGCGAGGTCCCGCAGCTGGGCATGACCGCGCTGGCCAAGGACGGATGGGCGGGCACCATCACGCTCATCTCGCCGGACGGCAAGTTCGTCTTCATCACCGACGCCAACGGGAAGCGGAAGCGGAAGTCCACCGGCACCGTCTCCATCACCGGGGGCACCCCGGCGGTGGTTGACACCCCGGCCCCGGCCACGGCTCCGGCCGCTCCGGCCCCGCTGAAGCCCTACGGCCCGGCCCCGGCCAACGTCCCGGCGGCCAAGGCCGCGCTGGGGGACATCTCCTTCGACCTGGACGACCCGGCCGACCTGGACGCCGGGGACATGGTGGTCGTGGGCTACGCGGACGGCACCATCGGCCTGGAGCCCTACACCGGCCAGCCGCTGGACAGCCTGCTGAAGAACACCACCGGCAAGGTGGCCACCCACAACACGATCACGGTCTACCAGGGCCCGGTGTCGGCCGAGCAGTTCGTGGCGGCCACGGCGGCCAAGGCGGGCTCGCACCCGAAGCACTACTTCGTCTTCTGGGACAGCAAGGTCTTCCTGACCGACGGCAAGACCGGGCCCAACGGCGGCCTGATCCTGTGGGACTCGGAGAACCCGAGCACCTACGCCCTGGAGCTCCCGAAGACCGGCCACGTGCTGGTCATCGCCGACAGCACCCCGGCCAACGAGTCCGGCATCGTGCTGCCCGACTTCGAGACCATCGGCTCCTCCCAGGTGCTCGACAGCGGCTGGACCCCCGCGCTGCCGCTGTACGGCGACGAGGCGAAGACGTTGGCCGACTGGGGCCAGGACATCGGCGTGGGCTCGGAGATCTCGCTGGACGGCGAGGAGTGGCTGAAGGTCACCGCCGTCACCGCCAACGGCGTGACGGTGCAGGACTCGAACGAGGCCAACACCTACCTGACCACGAAGGCCAGCATGGCGAAGTGGGTCATCAAGGCCCCGCCGATGAAGGACGGTGACGCCCCCAACCCGGCCTTCCAGCCGGGTGCGAAGGACCCGGACCTGGACGAGCTCCCGGTGCAGTCCGGGAAGAAGAAGATCGCGGACCTGGCCTCGGGTGACGTGGTCATCGACGCCCACGGCGGCACCACGATCATCGACTCGGTCCTGGTGGACCCCGACGCCCCGGGGATCCACAAGGCCGAGATCACGGCGATGGGGGAGCAGGACACCTTCCCGGCCGATCCCAACCAGGTGCTGGACCACCTCGGCAACATCACCGAGGACTTCGTGACGGTCCCGCTGGAGACGGTGCTGGACCACCTCTACCCGGGCGCGCAGTTCCAGATGGCTGGGCAGACCATGCAGCTGGTCAGCTACCCGCAGAAGCTGGACAACGGCAACTACCGCTTCGCGGTCATCCCCGAGGGCGAGCCCGGCAGCCCGCTGCTGTACGAGGTCGGTCAGTACGACCTGGGCGCCGACATCTCCAGCGAGTTCGTCGTCCCGGTCAAGCTGGGCAGCTTCTCCTCCGCGCAGGACGCCGGGGCCGACCTGATCCAGCTGAACGCGCTGTTCGACGCGGCGGCCACGCAGAAGCAGGACACCCCGGACTACTCGGCGGCGATGACCGACGCGGGGATCCCGTTCGGCACGGCGCAGTACCCGATCTACTACGGCGCGCAGTCCGAGACCTTCTTCCGTGCCGCGCACTCCGGCATGGAGGAGTGGGACCCCGAGGGCGGGGTCTGGAACAAGGTCGGCGGCTCGGTGGCCGAGAAGACCAAGGTCTGGGACGGCGTGCCCTTCACCGGCACGCTGAAGGCGCCCGAGGGCTTCCAGGACAGCACCATCGGGATCACGGCGGGCCTGACCTGGGCGCTGGAGAACTACAAGCCGAAGCCGGGCGAGACCATCCAGGTGGTCAAGATGCCCCAGCTGTCGGGGAAGTCGCTGCTCATCAGCTACCCCTACGGTCTGGACGGCCCGGCGCACACGATCCTGGACGACCAGGCGGGTGGCCTGCACGCCTCCACCGACCCCTTCGCCGGGGACTGGAAGGAGTCCGGCGGCTTCAGCGACTACACGGTCATCCACGACCCGTTCGCCGCTCCCACGCCCGGTCCGCAGCTGACCCACCAGGCCGCACCGCAGCCTCCGGCCGTGCTGGGCGCCCACCTCCAGACGGCGGGCTACGAGCCGACCCCCGGCGAGCAGTTCATGGTGGTCAACCAGGGCACGGCCACGCGCGTGTGGACCAAGCAGCCCGACGGGACCTACGTCCGGATCTTCGGCTCCGGCGCGGTCGGCAACACCCCGTGGGACCTGGACGACATCAAGCACACCTTCGAGGGCTGGGACCAGTTCACCTTCACCTGGCTGCCCGAGGGCGCCGACGCCCCGGCGGCGGTGGCCGGGATGCCCGAGGGCTACGCGCCGTTCGTGCCGGGCGAGGGCCAGTCCCTGATCAAGGTGACCCTGGGCAACGGCAAGCAGAACGTCTACCTCCAGAAGCAGCCCGAGGCGGGCTGGTACGAGCTCGGCCCCGATGGCGTGGTCAGCGAGGCCAGCGACGCCGTCAAGAGCAACTTCGTCGTCCAGCAGAAGCTGGCAGGCCAGGGCCTGGGCACCGGCACGGTGAAGTACGAGCTCCTGCACCCGAAGCCGGAGGGCCAGAAGCAGGCCGACAAGCCGGTGCCGGAGTTCAGCAACTCCACCGGCACGTGGACCCCGGAGGCGGGCCAGAAGGTCGTCGCGCTCACCAGCTACCCGGGCGACTCGGACCCCTGGTTCTACGTCCAGAGCGAGCCGGGCGGGGACTGGGTGCCGAGCCCGAACACCCCGGACACCACGGCCCAGAACGACAGCGCCGTGCAGAACGGGATCTCGGCGGGCCAGAAGGCCTCGGGGTCCAGCTGGACGCTGGTCTACGACGGCGACAGCGGTCAGGCGGCGGTTGACACGCCGGAGAAGGCGCTCGCGTCCTTCCACCACCACGTCCCGCTGCCCGACACCGAGGTCTACCAGGACGCGCAGGGCGACTACTGGGCCCAGCAGGCACCGGGCGGGAAGTTCTACTACGTCAACCCCGAGACCGGGACCTACTCCCTCGGTGGGCTGACCGAGCAGGACATCACCGACTCGGCCGAGGACATGACCAAGGTCTGGCCGACCGAAGACGGTCCGGCCATCGAGACCCTGACCGAGGCCTTCAGCGGGTACACCCCGAAGCCGGGCGACACGGTCATCAAGTGGACTCCGGCCAGCGGGAACGCGGTGTGGCTGGTCCTGGCCGAGGGCGAGACGGTCTACCACCCGATCTCCAGCGAGGGCGAGATCGTCCAGAGCGGCGGGATCGCGCAGTACCAGCTGGACCAGCTGAACGCCCCGGGGTCCAACCAGACCGTCGAGACGGTCTGGCCGCCGAGCGCGCAGGGCAAGGGCATCGAGGTCGGGGGCTACCAGACCCAGCCCACCGACAACGTGGTCCAGTTCGTCGCGCAGAGCGGCACCACGGTCACCGCCGTGCAGCAGCCCGACGGCAGCTGGGCGCCCATCATGGGCGGCCAGCTGGAGCCCGACGACGGCTACTCGCAGAGCACCATCGAGTGGGCGGCCAACCCCGACAGTGGGCTGGAGCTCACCGTGCTCCAGGGCACGCTGAAGGGCGCCCCGCCTGCCGAGCCCGAGGCCCTGCCGACCACTGTCACGCCCTACGCGGGTGTCAACCAGACCACCGTGCTGGCGCAGACCAACTGGGCGCTGGAGGACCCGGCTGCGCCCCTGACCGAGTACGGCAAGACCAAGGTCCAGGGCCTGACGCTCCAGCCGGGCGAGTCCGCCTACGTCGCCAGCGGCAACGGCAGCTACGTCTACGTCCGGGACAGCGCCGGGAACTGGAACTACGTCTACGGCGACAGCGGCGAGCAGAACCTGGAGTTCTCCTCCGACGAGGAGATGGAGCAGCACCTGGCGAACACCAGCCAGACGCTGAACAAGGTCAAGTTCGCCACGCCGCAGGCTGCCCCGGTCAGCGCGCCGACCACCTACGCCGGTCCGTCCATCTCCGGCTGGGCGGCCCAGGGCCTGCCCGACCCGGCCACGATGGGCTTCCTGGGCGGTCCCGAGGGCGCGGCCGGGATGCAGAAGGGCATGTGGCTGTTCACCCAGGCCGACAGCAGCCTGGCCCAGGGGAACGGCACCGGCCTCTACGTCCAGCTGGCCGAGGACGTGAAGCCCGGGCAGACCGGCACGGTCAAGGTCCAGGCCTACGCACCGGTCCAGAGCGGCGACGTGAAGGACATCAAGCACCCCTCCAACGGGGGCACGATCAACTTCAACCTGGGCCAGGTCAAGCACATCTACGGGCAGAACGCCTCGGGCATCCCCTCGCCCGACGGTCAGCAGGCCCCGGTGGCCGCCCCGAGCGCCCCGCAGAGCGCCCCGGAGGCCCCGAAGGCTGCCCCGGCCTACCCCGGCGCCCAGAAGCCCAGCCAGGAGGACATCAACGCCTGGGGCGGCGCGCTCACGAAGGACGGCCACATCCCCACCGCCGGGATGTTCGTCACCGGCAAGGGCCCGATGTCCGGGAAGATCATCTCGGTCTCGAAGGACAAGACCAAGGCCACCGTGCTCACGGCGGACGGCTCGAAGTCCACGCGGCTGATCTCGGCGCTGAAGACCGACCCCTCGGCCAACTACTCGGCCTACGCCGCGCCGGTCACGCTGAAGGACATCCCGGGTGGGATGCCGCTGGCGGTTGACACGGTCGCCGAGGCCCTGGAGAAGACCGCGAAGGACGGCAAGTTCCGCGCCATCCTCAACGGCCACCCCGGGGTCAGCCAGGGCCAGATGGTCGTCACGAAGACCACCGCGCCGTCGGGCAAGGTCTTCAACCGGGTGCACCTGACCCTGACCCCGGCCCAGCGCGCCGAGCTCCTGGCCACCCTGGCCGGGACCGGCGAGAAGGGCGACTGGGTCAAGTCCTCGAAGATGTCCGACCAGGTGGCGGTCGGCGACCAGCTGCCGATGCGGAAGTCCTCCACGGACAACCCCGACGGGACGCCGCGCTGGAAGGTGGACCCGGAGACCAAGCCGCCCACGCACACCGTGACGAAGGTCGAGGACGACCCCTCGGGCTCCGGCGTCAAGGTCGTGACGCTGAAGAACACCGTCACGGGCGAGGAGATCACCAGCCGGTTCCACGCGGGCAAGTCGCTGTCCGTCTACGCCTGGGACCCGAACAAGCCGAAGCCGGTCACGGCGGGCGCCTTCAGCGTCTCGGAGACGGCCAAGGCGATGGGCTGGCAGTTCGTCACCGACGGCGGCATCTCGGCCATCAAGGGCGGGGCCGACAAGGGCACCCTCTACAACGAGCCCGGGTCGGCCGTCACGAAGTCCGCGCTGGGGCAGGTCAGCCACAGCTGGAAGACCCTGCGCAACGTCTCCCAGGACGGCGTGGTCATCGAGATCGCCGACCCCAAGGGTGCGGACACGCACTCCACCACCGGGGTCACGGTCATCTCGCTGCCCGAGGGCGCCGACGAGAAGGCCCTGGGCGCGGCGCTGTCGAAGATGGGCATCGACTACCGGCCGATGAACCAGGACGACGCCAAGGTGGCCGTGCGCGGCGTGCTGCGCACGCTGCTGTCGCTGGACACCTCGGACGTGGACACCCCGAAGCACTACACCGACGAGCAGCTGTTCAAGCAGGCCGGTCAGACGATGGGGATCAGCGACCTCGGCTGGCAGGACGTGCTGGTGGGCGTGGACGAGAGCACGGGCAAGACCAGCTTCTTCTGGTCCGACCGGGCGCGCGCCGCGCTGGCCGGGAAGGTCAGCTACAACCTGGTCTACCGGGCCGCGAGCACCGGCACCGCCGCGCAGATCGTGTCAACCGTGAAGTACGGCTCGGCGAGCTCGATCCTGAAGAAGACCACCGGGATGCTCGATGGCTCCGGCTCGGTGGGCAACGGCGCCAGCGCGAGCTCGGACAACTCCAACCACGCCGGGCACGGCTCCTACGCCTCGGCCAGCAAGGAGTTCAAGCTGCCCAGCACGAACGCCCAGGCGGGCTACAAGGGCTCGGTCGGGATCATGGTCTACCACCGGCCCGAGGCCGTGCTGGGCCGGATCATGGACTACCGGGTGTCCGCCTCGGACGCCTTCGGGATGGGCCACGGCTCGGGCTCGGACCACCTGAAGTACGCCACCTCGATGGGCAAGGTGAAGGACTACTTCCTGGGCGGCGGCCTGCCGACCGAGGCCGTGGGCTTCATCGCCGTCCAGGACTCCGGCGAGCGGGCCAAGGCCATCGAGCAGCTGAAGGCCGAGGGCTTCGGCGTGATCAACGGCCGCCCGGTCGAGGACATCGTGATCACGAAGCAGAAGGCCGCCACGCTCACCCCGGACGACCTGCCGCCCGTGACCATCCCCGCGAACGCCCGGCCGATCCTGGATCTGCCGGTCTCCTACGACGCCCCTGCTGCCCCGGCTGGCGCCGAGGGCCCGACTGGTGGAGAGGCTGCCGCCTGATGACCGCCCCCGTGCAGTTCCCGAGCCTGGCGATGGTCGAGGTGTCGGGCATGGTGCTCACCGACGCCGTGACCGACACCCAGGAGCGGCTGACCAAGCTCCACCCCGTCCCGGGCCTGGTGGCGGGTGCCGACCAGGGCGGCTGGGCCGTCGGGTGGGACGAGGACGGCCGGGTCAACGGGGTCATCCTGACTTCCGTCACGGACGAGGGTGACTGGATCGTCGGGTCCGACACGGCAGGGGTCCAGTACCGCTTCCGCGACCTGGACACCTACGACGCTGTGATGATGTCGCCAGCAGGAGTGCCGCAGCCGCTGATCGCGGTGCAGGCACACGTACTTCGAGGGGGAGCCTTGGCCGACAGCCTGGACGCGGTGGTCGCGGCCGACAACACGGTGGCGACGCTGATGCTGGAGACCGGGGTGGGCACCTTCGTGCGCTACTCCGGGGACTGGCAGCAGCTGCGCGACGACAGCGGCGCCCTGGAGGACATGGCGCTGGTCTCCGTCGCGCCCGGCGCGCTGGACGTGTGGGACGCCGCCGACTCGGCCGGTCAGACCATCTCGGTCTTCGACCTGCCGCTGAAGGGCGACGGCGGGGAGACGATCAACCCCGAGCCTCAGGTGGACCTGGAGACTGCTGCCGCCATCGCGGCCAGCGGGGTCTCCATCCCCCAGATCGACACGGTCGAGGATCTGGACCTGGGCATCCGGTACGGCAACGGCCACCCCGAGGCCCGCTGGTACGTCACGAAGCGGGCGCGGGCCCTGGCGGCCAGCGCGCGGATCCCGGCGCACTGGAACGTGGCCCCGGCGGCCGTGGCGCCCCCTTTCGCGGCCCTGGCGGCCGAGGGGCTGGCCGAGATGTAGCTGACCAGGTCCGCGCGACGGCCGGGCTGTTCTCGGACATCTGCGCGAGTGGGAGAACCCCACCCGAAGGGATGTTCCGTGCGCTCATCGCTGCCGCGCGTGTCACTGGCCTGTTGCAGGATCCTGCTGTGCTGACGGCGGCCAAGTGGCAGGACTGGCTGCACCCGCGCGGCAAGGACGGGCGCTTCATCGAGAAGGGCTCGTTCGTCAACATCTTCGCCGACCCCAACGCCTGGACCGGCGACCGCACGGCTGTCCGGCGGCGGGCGAAGATCGTGGAGCTCCGGCCCGAGGGCGCCTACGTCGCCTACCAGGACACCGAGGGCAAGCCGCTGGACCCCGACCCGAGCTCGGGCTTCCCCGACCTCATCCCGGTGGACCAGCTGGGCCAGAAGGTCTCCACGGCGCCGCAGGCCATCGCGCACCTCCAGCCCGGCGAGTCCGCCGCCAAGGAGGTCAAGGACGCGCTGGTCCCCGCGCTGGGCCTGGACGAGTGGAAGGCCGAGATCCAGACCCTGTCCGACGGGCTGGCCGAGACCTTCCCCGAGCAGGCCGACATCGTGTCAACCGGCCAGGACAAGATCACCGACGAGGCCTTCCTGGAGCACCAGCGCTACGTCACGCTGGCCACGAAGATGGGCCTGCACGGGCCCGGCCGGTCGATGTCCATCGACGGCTCGATGAAGGACTCCTTCGGCCTGTGGTCGGAGGAGATGCGCGAGGTCTTCGAGGGCATGGTCAACGCCGCCTACGACGAGCTCACCGCCGGGCAGACCAAGCCCCGGGACTCCCGGGCCATCGTGCTGGGCGGTCTGCCGGGCGCCGGGAAGTCCTCCACGCTGGACGCGATGGCCGAGTCCAAGGTCTTCAACAAGGACGAGTGGATCATCGCCAACCCCGACTGGTTCAAGGACCGGATCATCGCCCAGGGGCTGGCCCCGCAGATCCACGGCCTGGCCCCGGCCGAGACGGCCAGCTTCATCCACGAGGCCTCGTCCGAGATGAACCACATGCTGGAGCAGCTGCTGACCGTCGAGGGCTACAACGTCATCTTCGACATCACGCTGGGCTCCAGCTTCTGGACCGGCGAGACGATCAACCGGCTGGAGAGCCTGGACTACTCCATCGACGGGATCTTCGTGGACGTGCCGCCGACCACCGCGCGTACCCGCTCCCAGTCCCGGCACCGCTCCGGCCTGGACGCGCTGCGCACCGGCCAGTCCCGGCGGACCGACGACCCCGAGCTCTCCAACGGCGGCCGGGTGGTCCCCGAGGCCGTGCTGGCCGCCGCCGAGATCGACAAGAAGGACCCCGACGCCGAGACCTACAACTCGGCGAACGCCCGGAACTTCGACCAGATCAAGGGCCAGTTCGCCCGCTGGGCGGTCTGGGACAACTCGGGCGATTCCCCGGAGTTCATCGACGGCTCCGGCATCGGCCCGGACGACCCCCAGTCGATGCCCGGCTACTACCCGTCCGGCCCGACCGTCGCTGCTGTCCTGGAGGCCTCTGCATGACCACCCCCGAGCGCTCCGAAGTGCCTCAGGGCGAGAACGTCCAGGCGGTGCGGGACGCCATCGAGGCCATGCGGACCGGCTCCGGCGACTTCGAGGGGCTGCGCGCGGCCGTCTCCGGCGCCCGCTTCGCGGTGCGCCCGACGGCCCGCAGCGAGGAGGACGTGGCCGCCGCCTGGGACTACGTCCCGCTGCCGGACTCCTTCACCGATACCGTGGAGGCGGCGAGATGGCAGAAGATCATCACGCCTGAGCAGGTGGGGGAGCTCCGGAGCATGGCCCAGTTCGTCGCAGAGGCGCCCAGCCGGATGCCGCAGGAAGACCGGGGGGCAGCCTGATGACCAGCCTGATGATGTCGGGGTACGGCCTGAAGAAGCTGCCGACCCGTTCGGTGCGCGAGGCGGCCAGGGAGTCCTCCGACCCCTACGCCAGCCTGGTGTCAACCGGCAACGTCCGGCCCTGGGACCTGTTCAGCATCCAGGCCAGCTGCGGGATCCCCGGCGCGCGTGAGTGGGCCGACCGCACGCTGGACGCCGTGCTCGCCGCCGCGCTGGAGCCGGTGAAGCCCGCGCTGGACTGCGAGGACTGCATCGACCTCGGCTTCTACGGCCGGGTGGACCGCTCCGACCCCGACACCCTCACCGCGCTGCTGCGCCGGGTGGGTGACGGCGGGTACGAGCAGCTGACCGTCAGCGGCACCTGGCAGGCCTACGAGATCGTGGCCGACCAGCAGCTGGAGATCCTGACCCGCGAGCTCGCCGGGGACCTGGCCGAGGCCATCACGGCCGGGGCCAGCGGGCTCACGCGCCGGTACTTCTGGCCCGCCGCGTTCCTGCCGCCGAGCGCGATGATCGCGGCCGTCCCGGCCGACCAGGTCACCGCCGCGCTGCCCGAGACGGTGGCCGTGGACAGCCAGGACGCGCTGGACCCCGAGCTCGCATCCGAGCAGGGCTGGGTGGCCTACGCGGTCGTGGACGACCTGGACCCCGGTGCCGTGCTCGACCTCATCCGGCTGCGCCGGGGAGCGACCGGGCCCGAGCTCGTGGCCTACCGCAACGGCGCCTGGAGCGAGGCGCCGGAGATCCTGGCCGACCTCCAGGGCGTGCAGCCCCCGCCGCTGGTGGAGCTCGACCAGGCCCAGCAGGCCAGCGTGCTGGAGCAGATCGGCGGCGTGCCCGAGGGCAGCGAGGACTCCGGCGACCCGGGCGAGGGCCTGGACGAGGCCGACAAGGTTCCGCCGCTGGCCGCTGCCGCCTTCGGCCGGAAGACCCCGGACCGCCTGGGCGCCCTGCTGGCCGACGCGCCCCTGACCGTGAGCCCGGACCCGCGCGCCGAGAAGCTGCGCCGGTACTGGACCACCGGGAAGGGCGCGGCGAAGATCCGCTGGGGCACCCCCGGCGACTGGACCCGGTGCTACCGCCAGCTGCGCAAGCACATGGGGCTGCGGGCCAAGGGCTACTGCCAGAACCTGCACAAGCGCGCCACCGGCATGTGGGCCGGTGACCGAGGCAACCGGGGCGGCGGACGTGCTGCCGCCCTGGCGGCGGCTGGAACCCCAGCTGCCCAGTCGATGGAGGTCGCGCTGGTCGCGGCCGTGTCAACCGGGCGCTGGTTCTGCCCGGAGGGAGGCACCACCATGCTGAAGGACGGCATCTACGTGGAGGGCGGCGAGAACGTCGCGCTGCTGCGGACGCTCACCGCCGGGGGCTTCCCGGTCGCGCCGCCGGACGAGTGGTTCGAGAACCCCCAGCTGGACGGCCCGACGCCGCTCACGGTAGACGACGACGGCCGGGTCTACGGCCACATCGCCACCCGCGACGTGTCGCACATCGGCCTGCCGGGCCGGGTCAAGGCGCCGATCTCGAAGACGGACTACGCCTACTTCAAGACCGGCCAGCTGGTGACCGCCAGCGGTCGGAAGGTCAACGTCGGGCAGCTGACCCTGGCCGGGGGCCACGCGCCCCTCCAGGCCGACGCAGCGGCGGCCGTGGCCCACTACGACAACACCGCCAGCGCGGTGGCCGACCTCAACGCCGGGGACGACCAGTGGGGCATCTGGGTGGCCGGGGCCGTGCGCCCGGAGGTCACCCCCTCCCAGCTGCGCACGCTGCGCGCCAGCGCGCCGTCGGGCGACTGGCGGCCGATCAACGGTCGGCTGGAGCTCGTGGCCTGCTGCCAGGTCAACGTGCCCGGCTTCCCGGTCGTGCGCGCCCGGGTGGCCAGCGGCGCCATCACCAGCCTGGTGGCGGCCGGTGCGGGGCCGCTCTACGCCCGGCGCCTGGCGCTGATGGCCGACGCGGCCACGGCCGAGCGCATCACCGCGCTGGAGAACGCCGTCTTCGCCCAGCTGACCGCCGGGCTGGAGGACCCCAGCGAGGTCATCGTGGCCGACGGGGAGGGCGAGGGCCTGGATGGCGGGGAGCCGATCTCCGAGGAGCAGGCAGCGGCCGAGGGCCTGGAGGACGAGGACCCGGCGGCCGAGCCGGAGATCAGCGACGCCGTGAAGCGCGCACGGGAGGCCGTGGCCGCGCGGAAGGCGGCCCAGCCTGCTGAGGCGGCCGTGGAGGCCACGGAGGAGCCTCCGGCACCCGAGGAGACCAGCACCGACCCCGCCAAGGCCACGGACGAGGACAAGGAGCGCGCCGACCGGCTGGCCGCGCTGCGCGCGCGGGTGCACGGCAACCGCGAGCCGGTCGCCGCCTCCGGCTCCTGACCTCCGACCCGGCCTGCCCACCCCCGAGAGGACCCGCGTGCTGACGACCGCCGAGCGCCTGGATGTGCTGGAGCGCGCGGTGACCGCCGCCTTCGACCCCAGCCAGCCGCGCGACAAGAACGGCCGCTGGATCGACACGTTCTCCTCGGTGCACTTCTCCACCGGCCTCATGGGGAAGAAGCGGGCAGGCCGGGTCGCCGGTCCCACCGCCGGGAAGCCCGGCTACTTCGACGTGGTGGAGAGCGGCAGCGGCAAGCGCACCAGCATCCGCTCGGACAAGCTGGAGGTCATCGACGCCCGGGCCCGGCTGGACACCGGCCTGGACGAGGCGACTCGGGGGCTGATCGACCGGACCAGCCAGCGTCTGGGCCCTGGGGCACCGTCGGCGCCCGCGCCCGCGCCTGCACCGGCTCCCGTGCCGGAGGCGCCCCGGCCGGTTGACACGCCCGCCCCGGTCATCGACATGGCCCAGCGGGCCCCGAGCCTGCCCGGTCGCAAGACCGCCGAGGAGGCTCCGGCCGGGGAGCGGTTCCACGCGAAGGGACCCGACGGGCAGGGCCTCCAGCTGCTGCTGGCGGGCAAGGCCCGTCGGTCCGACGGCGGCTGGACGATCATCGGCCACGACCAGGAGGGCAACTCCCACCGCGTCGTGGTCCCGCCCGGCGGCACGCTGCGGACGATCCAGCCCGACGCACCCTGGCCGGACACCCGCAACGTGCCCGAGCCCCCGAAGGACCCCCAGAAGCCGGGCACGCCGCGCGGCAACGCCACGCTGGAGGATCTGGAGGCCGAGGCCGCCGCCAACGGCGAGATCGTGCTGTACCACGGCGGCCTGCCCGAGGGCACCGGGATGGACGACATCGACCTGGGCCGCGCCGGGAGCCAGCAGAACAAGAAGGGGAAGTCCTACGGCGGCTTCTACCTGACCGACCCCGGCTCGAAGGACTGGTCCACCGACTACGCGCGGGGCCGCAACGGGGTCATGCACGGCTTCCGGGTCAGCAAGGACGCGAAGGTCGGCGACCTGGGCAGCAAGAACATCGACCGCCTGTCGGCGAACGAGCGCGCGTCCCTGGCCGAGCAGTTCGACGTGGTCAAGGGCAAGGACACGATGGGCCGCGACCAGTACGTCCTGCTCAACAAGGACGCCATCTCGGGCGTGGGCGAGACCAACGTGGGGCTGGGCCGCACGGGCAACGTCGGGACCCGGCCGGTGGCCGCCGCACTGCTGGCTGCGCCGCCCCCGGCTGGGGGCCCGGCGCACCGGATCGCGGCCGACTACGGCGCCAAGAGCAAGAAGAAGGGCCGGAAGGTCGCCACGAAGGCCGGGGAGAAGCGCTACGGCCTGCCCATCGGCACCCCGCTGGGCCAGGGCAAGGCGAAGAACGAGCAGGACGCCTACAAGCGCTTCACCGACCAGAAGACCCCGGCCGACCTCGCGCGAACCGCCTCGTACATGAGCAACGGCGACCTGGCCCTGACGGCCAAGGCCGTGTTCGGCGTGAAGGGCCAGAACGAGTGGGACAAGGCCGCGCAGATCGCGCTGGTGAAGGAGCTCGCCCAGCGGGGGATCGACCCGCACGGGCTGGGCTACGAGGGCGGCTTCGTCGCGCTGAACCCGAACCCGAAGAAGGACCCGACGATCAAGGCGGCGAAGAAGCCGAAGGCCTCCGAGCTCCCTGACAGCGTGGACGCCGAGAAGCTGTCCGACGCGGACCTGAGCGTGCTGGCCGAAGCTGGCTGGAAGGGCCGGGCCGACGACCAGCGCGAAGCTCTCTACGCCCCGGAGAATCCCGGACCGCTGCCGTCCGGCCGCCTGAGCCAGCCCGCCAAGGAGATGCTGCTGGCCCAGGGCTGGCGGACACAGGGCGACCAGCTGGTGCCGCCGAAGACGCAGGTCGAGAAGGAGAACGAGCGCCTGGCCCGGGAGGCCGAGAGCACGGCCAAGAAGGCCGAGACCGAGCGGAAGAAGGCCGAGGCCGAGGCCGAGAAGGCGCGCAAGGCGGCCGAGCGCCAGGCCGAGCGCGAGCGGCTGGCGGCCGAGGAGTTGGCGACCATCCCCCGGCGCCGCTGACCGGTTGACACGACAGAGGCCCCCCGCCCGATGGGCGAGGGGCCTCTGTGCTGAGAAGGGGGCTTATCAGCCCTCGTCGGCCTGGTTGGCCTCGTCCAGCTTGGCCATCGCGGCCTCGTCGTCCTCGTTGACCTCCTCGGCGGTGAACTCGTACTCCCCCGCCTCGCCGGTCAGACCGGCCACGAGCGCGTCGAACGACGCCTGCTCGGCGGCGGTCAGCTTGCCCTCGGCGACGGCCTTCTTCGCCTCCAGGTAGGCCTCGTAGTCGCGGTTCTCCGCGAGCTCCAGCGCCTTCTGCGCGCCGGAGGCCATCTTGCGGAGCTCGCCGACCACGGCCTTCAGCACGCGGACCTGCTTCTCCTGGGTCATGTTCGGCTTGCCGGAGACGGCCGCCGCGATGGCCAGCGCGGACTTCCGCAGCTTGTGCCGGTACGGGGTGAGGGTCTTCGGCTCGACCTTCGGCGTCTCGTTCGTGGGCTCGGTCATCGGGCGGTCCTCTCGTCGGTGGTGCGGTCGCTGGTGGTCCCGGACTTCGGGGCGTAGTGCCCCGCCGCCCAGACGGCGGTCCCCAGGATCAGGACCACGCCCGCGAGGGGCGAGGCCTGGGCGAGCAGGAAGACCGTGATCGCCCAGAGGACCCACTTCGTCCTCGGGCTCTCGTCCTGTGCGGGCTTCCGCTCCCGGGTGCTGGCCACGAAGACGGGGCCGACCTGGACGCCCACGGTGCTGTGCTCGCTCATGCCGGTCCTCCCTCGGGGCTCTGCTTACCGTGCCTGCCAAGAATAGCAGGTCTCTCAACACTGTCAACTAGATCTTGCGGCGTGCCCTCACCCGGACGAGTGCTGTACCGTCTGCCAACGAGAAACGACGGTCGGTGACCACTCCCGATGCGCTCGGACCCTCCGGTGATGTAGCTGACCCTCTACCGGAGGACCCTTTCATGGACCCCCTCGCCGACTTCCAGGGCGACCTGGACCGTCTGGCCGATCTCAGCGACGACGAGCTCCGCGACCTGGAGACCCGTCTGGTGGACGCCTTCGACGCGGCCGACCAGGGCGGGGACGACACCGCCGCCGGTCAGCTGGCCGACGCGCTGGACACCGTCCGCAACGAGATCAGCCAGCGTTCCGAGGCGCCCCCGGCCGAGCCGGTGGCCGCGTCCGTCCAGGCCCCCGACGGCCCGACGGAGCCCACCGAGCTCCCCTCCCCGGAGAGCCCCAACGCGGGCTCCCCCGACGGTCCGGCTCCCGAGACGCCGGTCGCCACCCCGCCCGCCACCCCCGCCCCCAACACCGAGCAGGAGAGCACCCCCGTGACCGCTTCCGTCGAGGTCATCGAGCCGCAGGTCCCCGAGGGCCGCGCGCCCGTCGCCGTCAGCACGGGCTTCACCAACACCATCGTCGCGGGCGCGGGTGTCCCCAACATGGAGACCGGCCAGGTCTTCAGCGACCTGCGCGACGTGGCCCTGAAGATGGGCCGCAAGATCGAGCAGCTGGCCGGTCTCGGCGGCAACGGCGAGAAGGTGCTGGTCGCCTCCATCCGCAACGACATCCCGCAGGACCGCTGGCTGTCCTTCGGCGACCCCATCGGCAACCGCGAGAAGATCGACGCGGCCATCAACCTGGACACCCTCCGGGCCAACGCCGAGCAGATGGGCATGACGGCGGCCGGTGGCTGCTGCGCGCCGCTGGAGACCCGCTACGACCTGTTCGGCATCGGCGACACCGACCGGCCGGTCAAGGCCTCCCTCACCGGCTTCGGCGCCGACCGGGGCGGCATCCGCTTCTTCGAGGGCCCGACGCTGGACCAGGTGGCCGCCGCCACCGGCTTCTGGACCTGCGCCGACGACGCCGCCGTGGACGCGGCCGACCCCGACACCTGGAAGGTCTGCGCCCGCGTGGACTGCCCGGACGAGGCCGAGGCGCTGGTCCAGGCCGTCACCTTCTGCCTCACCTTCGGCGTGATGCAGAGCCGGGTCTTCCCGGAGATGGTCACGGCCAACACGAACCTGGCGATGGTCTCCCAGGCCCGTCTGGCCGAGTCGGCCCTGCTGGCCCAGATCAAGGCCCAGTCCAAGGCCGTCAACGGCGGCACGGTGATCGCGGGGCTCTCCTTCCTGCGCTCGCTCCTGGTCACGGTGGACCGCGCGGCGGCCTACTACCGCGACCGGCACCGCCTGGCCCCGGAGACCCCGCTGCGGGCCCGGTTCCCCGTCTGGATGCTGTCGGCCATCGACGCCGACCTGGTCCTCCAGCCGCCGTCCACGGCGCAGATGGCCGACAACTTCGGCATGAGCCGTGACGAGGTGCTGTCCTTCTTCGCGGACCGCAACATCAACGTCACCTGGACCCTGGACACCCCGAACCCCGCCACGAACGGTGGCGGCCAGTACGGGGCGCTCGCGGCGGCCGGGACCATCCCGGACTTCCCGTCCACGATGGAGTGGTCGCTGTCCATCGAGGGCTCGTTCCTCTACCTGGACGGCGGCCAGCTGGACCTCGGCATCGTCCGGGACTCCACGCTGGTCCGGACCAACGACTACCAGACCTTCTCGGAGACCTTCGAGTCGGTCGCGCGCGTCGGCGGCGAGGCCCTGTGGGTCACCTCGCCGGTCCAGGTCACCGGCCGGTACGCCGGTCCGCTGGTCTACGCCTGATCCGCCTCTCTGACCGGAGTGGTTGACACAGAGAGGAGAGGATCAGCGTGACGAGTCCGAACTACGTCCAGGACAACGCCGCGTCGGTCCGGGGTCGCGCGCTGCGCGTGACGGCCCTGGCCGACGACGGTGCCCCGGCCGTGGGCACCGAGTGCGACGTGTACCTGACCGGCGGCTTCATCTCGTTCCAGTTCACCCCGGAGTATTCGGACGGGGACGAGATCGAGGTCAAGAACGCGGCCGGTGAGACCTGCGTCTACTACAAGCTGCCCGACACCCTGAAGAACGTCGGTCTCCAGCTGTCCATCTGCGACCCGGACCCCGTCCTGACGCAGATGCTGGTGGGTGGCACGGTGCTCACGGCGGCCGGGAACTCGGCCTACGCCCCGGCGGGGACCGACCCGGCCAGCGCGGTCGCGGTCGGCTACGCCTCCGGGCTGGCCGGTCAGGCGGCCACGCCCAACGGCGTGGCGGTCGAGGTCTGGGCCGACGCCATCGTCAACTCGCGCTCGGCCAGCCGGGCGCCGTTCTGGCACTACCTGTTCCCGTCGGCCCAGTTCAAGCTGGACGGCGACCGGGTGATCGAGAACGGCAACCTGGCCACGGCCTTCGCGGGCACGGGCGTCGGCAACGAGGCCTTCGGCACGGGTCCGAACATGGACCTGACCGGGGTCACCCCGACCCCGGCCGAGGGCATCTGGGACTGGCACTTCCCCGAGCACACGCAGAGCCCGTTCCTGTACGCCAGGACGTTCTCGGCGCCCATCGGGCTGAAGGGTCAGTTCGACAACCTCGGCGTGCCCATCGTGGCGATCATCGCGGGCGACCCCGCGACGTTCAACCCGGTGAACGCCACCCGCCCGGCCGACATCGATGAGCTCGCCGACCTCGGCGCGCTCGGCAACGTCGGTGCCTGGCAGTCCGGGCAGTACGTCACCCTGCGAGACGGGACCCAGGCCTACTGGGACGGCGACAGCTGGGAGGTCGGGGCTGCCCCGGCACCGGTCATCACCGCCACCGGGGCCAACGCGGGCTCGCCGGGTGCCTACACCCCCTCGGGTGCCACGCCCCCGGCCAACCTCGCGGCGCTGGACAGCGTCACGGCGAACCCGACCACGGCCTGGACCGCTGGTCAGTACGTCGTGCTCGCCAACAGCACGCTGGCGCACTGGGACGGCACCGACTGGGTGGCGGGCGCCGCCACCTGACCGCTCTGAGCGGTTGACACACCACGACGGCGGCGAGGACTGGAGGATCGGATGCTCTGGGTGGACCCCACCGATCCCGAGGTCTTCGCCGCCGTCTCTGGTGTCGAGCTCGGCGAGGAGCCTGCGGACCCCGACCTCCAGCTGGAGGTCAACCGGGCCGTGGCCATCGCCAGCGAGCTCCTGACACTGGCCACCGGCCAGCTGATCCACCCCGCCGGGACCCGCACCGAGGAGTTCATCGGCCGGGGGACCAAGCGCTTCGCGCCCGTCTTCGGGCCCGTCATCGAGGTCGTGAGCCTGGTCCGTGTCGCGGCGGACGACACCGAGCGGCCCATGACTCACCGCCTGGTGGGCAACACCGTCTACCTGACCGGCGCGGCCGGAGGAGACACCGGCAGCGTGCCGCTGTGGCGGACCAACTGGGCGCCCAGCGGGAGCACCCAGGTGCACCGGCTGACCTACCGCTACGCCAGCACGCTCACCGCGACCGCGCGCGCGATGGCGCTGCACTACGCAGCCCAGTTCTTCGCCTGGCTGACCGGCGCCGACGACTGCGAGCTCCCCGACAACGTCACGAGCATCGACCGTGAGGGCCTGGGGATCCAGCTGGCCACCCCGCAGGACTTCCTGGACCGGGGCCGCACCGGCATCGCCAAGATCGACACCTGGCTGGCCCAGGTCAACGCCAAGCGCGCGCTGCGCCCGTCGGCCGTCTACACGCCCGACAGCCCGCCCGGGGTGGCGGTGAGGCGCCAGTGAGCGGCCCCATCTCCTACGCCCGCATGGACCCCTACTACGAGGCCCTGGCGGCCGAGCAGCAGGCCCAGGAGAACGAGGCGACCGGCACCAGCCAGAGCACTGGGGCGCCCGAGACGCTGGACGCGATGGGTCACGCGCTGCTGGAGATCGTGGAGCAGGCGGCCGTCGCGCGCGGTGTGCAGCTGCCCGCCCGCCGCGTGGTCTACCCGGCGCCGATCCCGGCCGACTGCGAGCAGGTCGCGGTCCTGTTCACCGAGTGGTCCCCGACCCCCGGGCAGGACGGTCCGACCATCTGCCAGCCCTGGCGCTGGATCGCGCCGTTCTCCGTGGCCATCACCCGGTGCACCCCGGCCGCGCCGAAGATGAACAAGCCCCTGAGCTCGGTCACGGTCGAGGCGATGATGGCCGCCGCCAAGCTGGCCAGCGACGACGCCGAGGTCTTCCTGGAGGCCATGACCCGGCTGTCCGAGGTCGGCTCGGACGTGTCCATCGTGACCAACGCGCCCCAGGGCGGGATGCAGACGGTGGAGTGGAACGTGCCGCTGATCAGCGGCGGGAGCTTCCTCTGATGGCCGTGGACGTGGTGGTCGAGATCGATGAGGCCGCCCTGGCCAAGTTCCAGGGGTGGGAGGGTCCGGTCGGCAAGTCGGTCGAGCGGCTGGCCAAGGAGACGGTCTTCCGGCAGAAGGCCCTCCAGAAGAAGAAGTCCGGCGCGATGACCCTGGGCACCCACTACATCAAGCGGACCTGGAAGCGGAACATCGGCTTCGACGCGGGCTCGGACGTGCCCTACGCGGCGGCCAACGACCAGGGCGCGAAGCCCCACAAGATCAAGGCGAAGAACGCCCCCGCGCTGGTCTTCTTCTGGCCCAAGGTCGGCCGCGTCGTGGCCTTCAAGTCGGTCAACCACCCCGGCAACAAGCCCTACAACTGGGCCATGCGGGGGCTGGAGCGCGCGCTCCGGATGTGGGAGCGGGGCGGTTGACACACTGAGCTCGTCCGCACGACCAGCACCACGCGATGAGATGGAGATGAGATGCCCCGCAAGAGCTTCCGGGTGGCCATCGCGGCCGAGCCGATCAGCTTCGACCTCCAGGGTGCCCTGAGCACCCAGAACTTCCACTGCCGGGACCGGATGTCGGCCGGGACCCTGATGAAGTTCGCCGAGACCTTCGCCAACCTGGAGGACGGGGACGAGAACCCCTCCTCGGCCAAGCAGGGCGCCGCCGCCATCCCGGCGCTGCGGGACTTCTTCAACTCGGCCCTGATGCCCGAGGGCAGGCCCCGCTTCTGGGCCATGATCAACTCCGACGACGAGGGCATCCCGATGGACACCCTCGTGGAGATCGCGGGCTGGCTCGCGGAGGTGTACGCCGGGGACCGCCCTACTGGGCCGACCTCGTCCGGTACGTCGGGGGCGACATCCACTGGCGACGCTTCTCTGGGTTCGCAGGAGCAGCCGGACACGCAGACGTACTCGCGGCCGGAGCTGACTTCGTCTTCGACCTGATCGAGCACTGGATGGAGGAGCGCGCCATCGAGGAGAAGGCCATCGGGGAGGCCCGGGACCGGGTCCGCTCCCAGCTGCACCGGGCCGAGAAGGTCCACCAGCAGCTGCACAGCGACGAGGACATCAGCGACATCCCGCCCCACATGCTCGGCAGGTAACCGCAGGTCAGGGCCGGTTGACACGGACCGCCCGGACAGGAATGGACGTTCAGGAGAGGAGGCAAGTCGCCGATGGCCATCGTGGGCACTGCGTTCGTCCGGCTGCGGGTCATCGGCGACAAGCTGAAGAACGACATCTCCCAGGCGACCAAGGACGCCATCCAGGACGCCTCGCCCGACCTCAACGAGGCCGGGCGGGACGCCGGGCGTGATGTCGGCGATGGGATGGGCGATGGTGTCGAGGAGAGCACCGACCGCGACATGCCCCGCCGGGGCCAGCGCATCGCCCAGCGGATCAGCGAGGCGATGGCCAAGGCGCTGGCCCCGCTCATCCGGACCAAGGTGGGCGGGGCCTTCGCCCGGGGCTTCGACCGGATCAGCGACAGCCTGGGCGACCTCGGCAGCCGGGTCTCACCGGTCTTCGAGGGCTTCGGTGACCGGTGGGCCAAGGCCAGCGCGTTCAAGTTCAAGGGGATCTTCGGGAAGCTGCTGTCCAGCGCCGTAGGCCTGGCCGTGCTCGCGCTCCCGTCCATCCTGTCCTTCATCGGCGTGGCCATCGGCTCGGTCGTGGCCACGTCGATCACGGCCATCGCAGCGCTGGGCCCGGCCTTCGCCGGGGCCGGGATCGCGGGCGTCGCCGCCTTCTCGGCCGTGATGATCTCCACCAAGCTGCTGGGCCTGGCCATGAAGTACCCGTCAGACCAACTGACGGACTTCCAGGAGCGCGCGGAACGCTTCCGGGGCACCATCGCCCGGCCGATCCAGGCGGGGCTGCTGTCGGGCCTCAACGCGGCCATGCGCATCGCCCAGCCCGTGGTGAACGCCCTCCAGCCGCAGCTGACCCGGCTGGGCATGGCGGCCGGGGACGTGGCCATCGGCTTCGCCGACGCCATGCGTCAGGGCGCCAACATGGAGCGCCTGGGCCGGATCCTGGACACGAACAACCAGTTCATCACCGACGCAGGCGGTGGCATCAGCAAGCTGGGCCAGGCCTTCGTCATCGTGCTGGACGCCCTGCGGCCGATCACCACCGAGATCGGGCAGATGATCGGCCAGCTGGGGGACTTCGCCCTGCGCTCGGCCGAGGCCGGGTCGGCCAGCGGCGGGTTGGCAGCCGGGGTCGAGCGCTACTGGCGGGCCTTCACCTACTTCGTCGGCATCCTGGTGGACTACGCCAAGGGCATCGGCAACATCTTCAGCGCGGCCAGCCAGGCCAGCGGCGGGATGCTCCAGAACCTCCAGGCCAACGCGGACGCCTTCAACCGCTGGACCGGGGACCCGGCCAACCAGGAGCGGATGGTCGGCTTCTTCGAGCGGATGCGCACCGCCGCAGGTCAGGTCTTCGACCTGCTCCAGCGCATCGGCGGGGCCTCCATCCGGGGCCTGGAGGGCACGAACATCGAGCGCTTCACGGGCGCCATCGAGGGCCTGATTGCGATGGGCGCGCCCATCGCCACGATGTTCTCGCAGATCAAGGAGGCGGCCGGGCCGTCCCTCCAGAACGCGCTCAACAACTTCACCACGATGATGGTCCACCTGGCCGAGTCCGGCGTGCTCACCGTCGTGGCCGACGCCCTGAGCATGGTCTTCGAGGCCATCTCGATGCTGCTGGCCATCCCGGGCATCGGTCAGCTGCTGGCGCTGGCCGCCGGGGCGCTGGCCATCTTCAAGGCCCTGAGCCTGCTGTGGACCCTGCTCGGGCCCGTCGTGCGGATCCTGATCCTGCTGGTGCAGGTCGTCGGTGGCGCGCTGGTCGCGGCCTTCGGCTGGATCCCGGTGATTATCGGCCTGGTCGTCGCGGCGCTGATCTGGTTCTTCACCCAGACCGAGATCGGCCGACAGATCATCGAGGCGGTCTGGAACGCCATCGTGGCGGCCTTCAACTGGGCCAAGGACGCGATCATGACCGCGCTGGAGGCGGTCTGGGGCTTCCTCCAGGAGACCTGGGACGTGATCTCCACGGTGGCGCAGGCCATCTGGGGGGTCGTGTCAACCGTCTTCGGCGCGATCCGGGACTTCTTCGTCACGGTCTTCACGGCCATCTGGAACGTGGTCTCGACCTACTTCAACATCGTCTGGACCGTCGTCAGCACGGTGATGAACGCGATCTGGACCGTGATCAGCACGATCCTGAACGTGATCTGGGTGATCTACCGGACGATCATCATGACCATCGTCGCCTTCGTGGTGGCCTACTTCCAGCTGATGTGGGGCGTGATCTCCACGGTCATGCAGGCCATCTGGCTGGTCATCAGCACCATCTGGGAGGCCATCTGGGGCTTCCTGGAGCCGATCATCTCGGCCATCTGGGAGTTCATCGTCGGGGCCTGGGAGGCCATCTCCGGAGCCATCAGCACGGCGATGGAGTTCGTGTGGGGCGTCATCTCCGGGGTCTGGAACCGGATCTGGGGCTTCATCAGCGGGATCCTCGGAGCCATCGGCGGCTTCATCTCCAGCGTGTGGAGCAGCGTCGCGGACTCGGTCGGCGGCTTCGTCTCCCGGATCTGGGAGCGGGTGCGCGACGGCTTCAACACCGTGGTGGACTTCATCCGGGGCATCCCGGGCCGGGTGATCGGGCTGGCCGGGGACTTCCTGTCGGCCGGTGGCCGGATCATCTCCGGGCTCATGGACGGCATCGCCGAGGGGATCAACGCCGCCGGGGACTTCGCGCGGTCGGTGGTCAACCGCATCATCGACTTCCTGAACTCGGCCTTCATCGACGGTCTGAACGACCTACTGGAGTTCACCATCCCGGTGCCCGGCCTCCCGGACATCAACATCAACCCACCGGACATCCCACGCATCCCCCGCCTGGCCAAGGGCGGCACCATCTCCCCGACGACGGGCGGCACGCTGGCGCTCATCGCCGAGGCCGGGCGCTCCGAGCGTGTCGAGCCGCTGGACCCCCAGGGCCTGTCCCGGCGCGACCGCGCGATGATCGACCTGCTGGCGGGCAGCGCTGGCGCGGGTGCGAACGTGCAGGTCTACATCGGCACGCGCGAGCTCACCGAGCTCGTGGACTTCGTGGTCGAGGACCGCGAGGAGCGGCTGGCCGACCGCATCCTGACCGGGACGAAGGGGTAGCGCGTGGCCAAGGCCCTGACCGCCCAGCCGGACGTGATGCGCGGCCTGGTCCGCCTCGCGGCCCAGGGGGCGCCTCCGGGTGCGGGCATCATCACCCGTCGCACCGGGCGCCAGGTGGACACCATCCGGGGCGGCGTCTTCCCCATCACCGGGACCGGCGGCACGATCATCACCGACGCCGAGGCCCACTTCGGCAACGAGCTCGTGTACCGCCTGGTTGACACGCCGACCGACCGGTACATCGGCAGCAACCGGGTCCTGAACCCGAAGGCCGCCACCGGGGTGGCCAACGTGACCAGCGGCCCCAGCCGCACGGTGACCCGCGAGACGGATCCGCTGCTGGCGCCCCCGCGCGACGCGGTCACGTCCTTCAAGGTCGGCCCGCACCCGACCGCGCCCACCTGGTGGACCGTCGAGGACCGGCTGCTGCTCTCGATGCTGCCCAGCGGCTTCGGTCCCGGCCGCTGGTACGTCTCCGGCCAGCTGCGCTACGACAGCCCCGACATCTGGCTGTGGGACGACGCCAAGGCCGCAGGGTCCTGGCAGACGGTGAAGGACAAGGGCACCTGGCAGCAGGTCAAGGCGTCGAACTCGCCGCTGGCCGGGCAGCCCTTCGCCAGCCTGTTCGCCACCGTGCTGGGCCCGGCCAAGACCACCCAGGAGCGGCGCCGCAACCTGGCCACCGACCCGCGCGTGGTCAGCGCCAGCCTGTGGATGAACTACGCCGGGGTCGGCGGCGCGGTCACCGCCTCCAAGCCCACCAGTGGTGGCCCGACGGCCGGGCTGCCCAACTACCGGCGGCTCCAGTGGACGACGGCGCCGACCAGCCAGGGCGGGCTGGTCCTGCACAACGCCACGGGTGCTCGGTTCGTCACCGAGCCTGGCGGGAAGCTGACCATCGGCTGCTGGGTGCGCTCCAGCGTGGCCAAGAACCTGACCATCCGGGCGGACTACCGCAACGCGGCAGACAGCGCCGGGGTCGGCTCGGCCGAGTCCGCTCCCATCGCGGTCGCCGCGAACACCTGGACCTGGATCAAGGCCACCCTGACCACCCCCGCCGGGGGCTACCGGGCGGTCCCCACCGTCTACGACGCGCCTACCGCTGCACGCTGGGCGGTCGGGAACACCCTGGACGGTGCCGGGCTGTTGGTCGAGTCCGGCGAGACCAGCGGCGACTACTTCGACGCCACGGCGGCGGCAACGGGCCCGGTGACCTACGCCTGGGCGGGAACGGTGGACGCGAGCGCCAGCATCCAGAACGTCCTGGACTACCCGACCCACGTGGTGCCCTTCCAGATCCTCGGCGTGCAGGCCGGGGACAACGGCGGCTGGGCGACCTTCCAGGGCGTCGTGGAGGTCCCTGCGGGTACCCCGGCCAACTCCCGGCTGGCCTTCCTGTCCGGGAAGGTCACGCGCGAGGCCACGGTCACCTGGTGGCTGTCCACGTTCATGGCCTGCCCCGAGGCCGAGGCCCTGCACGGCGGCGCGATCCTGCCCTACTTCGACGGGGACACGCCGATCAACTCCATCGGCCGCGACCCCGGGGACCGGCTGGCGCCCGGGTACGACTGGCGAGCCCTGAGCGGCGACGCCGCGATCACCTGGCAGGGCACCCCGAACGCCAGCTGGAGCCAGTTCATCGGCCCCTCGCAGATCTTCGCCGAGGACACCACCTACATCGGGCGGCCCGACCGGCATCTGCTCCCCCGGGTCCGGATGCCGGTCTACCTGTCCGACCCGGTGGCTCCGCAGCTGGGGCAGTGGTTCGAGCTCATCGAGATGGGCGACCTGTCCTTCGCCGCACGCCAGCAGCTGTTCGACGTGCTCGGCCGGGGTGCGGCCATCGCTGTCAACCAGAAGCGCGGCTGGGCGACCGGCGAGCTCCAGCTGATGACCTACACCCTCTCCGAGGCCGAGATCGCGGAGCGGATGTTCGAGAGCGGCCGGATCCTCTACTGGCGCAACCCGGACCCGCGCTTCACCGAGAACGGCTGGTGGGTCGCCATCGGGAACATCACGCAGGGCCGCGTGGGCCCGCGTGCGGCCTTCCGGCCCGAGCGGCTGTGGCGGGTGCCCTTCGTGCGCGTCGAGCGTCCTGAGGGCCTGATCAACGCCTCCACCAGCATCGACTGGAACCTGGTGAAGAACAACTACACCTGGCAGCAGCTGCGCGACATGAAGAACGACTGGCTGGACGCGGCGCTCACGGGGCCCGGCGCATGATCCCGCACAGCCAGCTGTTCGGGTCCGCCATGTCCTACTCGCGGACGGTGTTCGCCGAGATGGACATCCTGAAGGGCGGCGTGGTCCTGGAGAACAACGTGCCGCTGACCGGCGGCTCGGTGTCAACCGACCGGACCCGCAACACTCGGTACGAGGCCAGCGTCGAGATCGGCATGTACGACTGGGACAGCCTGCCGATCTCCTCGAAGGGCCACCGCATCCGGCTGTGGCACGGCGTGGAGAGCATCGGCGTGCGCGAGCGCGTGCAGGTCGGCGAGTACCAGGTCTTCAGCTACCGCCGGAACGGCCGTGGGTCGGTGTCAACCACCCTGAAGGGCCTGGAGAACTTCCTGATCGAGTCAGGCTTCATCCGGCCGCGCACCCCGCCCTACGGGCAGCCGATCATCACCGCGATCAGCGACCTGATCCACGAGGTGCTGCCCGACGCCGAGGTGGTCAACCTGGCCTCCCAGAACGCCCTGGTGCGCTCCACCGGGGCCTGGGAGAAGGAGCGCTGGGACGAGGCCATCACCGCGATGGCGAAGGGCATCGACGCGGAGGTCTTCTGCGGGCACGACGGGCGCTTCTACATCGTGGACGCGCCCAACCTGGAGAACCTGGTCGGCCAGTACCAGATCGCGGGCGGCCAGGGCGGCGTGATGGTCACCGAGGACCGCTCGGACACCCGGGACCAGGTCTACAACGCCGTCAGCGTCTCGGCGAACTCCTCCGACCAGACGGTGCCCCCGCTGTGGGCCTGGGCCCGGGACAACGACCCGACCAGCCCGACGTACTTCTACGGCGACTACGGCCAGCGCGTCCGGTACTACTCCAGCCAGTTCTTCACCACGACCTCCCAGTGCCAGGCCTACGCCGACCGGCTGCTGATCGAGTCCCTGGCGCCCAACCAGACCCTGTCCATCGGCTCGGCGCCGATCCCCTTCCTGGAGGCCGGTGACCCCATCCGGGTCATCTCCCAGCAGGGCGCGCCGGACGGCACCTTCCTGATCAACAAGACCGCGCTGCCGCTGGGCAACGCCGAGTGGTCCGCCGAGATGCTGACCGCTGGCGAGACGGTGGAGGCAGCCTGATGCCCGACCTCGGCAACGCCCTGGAGGCACTGTTCTCCGGCGGCGACACGACCATCTTCAAGGCCACCGTGGACGCATTCGACAGCTTCCAGGGCACCGTGGAGATCCACGTCAACGGGGGCAGCTTCACCGACGTGCCGGTGCTGGCCTCGGCCAACTACTGGGGCATCGACATCGGGGACCTGGTCTACGTGATCGGCAAGCAGGGCTGGGGGATGCTCTGCCTGGGCGAGGCCCTGCCCTCGGACCGGCCGCCCGTCGGGGACTCCAGCGTCTTCACCTGGGACCCCGCTGCGCTCGCGCGCTGGAACGCCAGCCCGGCCACCTGGACCGTGCCCGCCACTGACGAGGTGGTCCTGTCGGCCGCCGTCCCCGACCGCGCGGCGGTCTACTTCTTCAGCCCCAGCGACCTGACGGCGGCGGGCTGGCCCAACGACGCCGAGCTCGGCTCGTTGAGCTTCAAGCTGGGCGTCAAGAACCTGGTGCAGAACCCCGAGATGGCCGTGGACTACAGCTACGTGACCATCGGCCTGCACTCCTCGGCCAGCCCGGCGGGGACCTTCGCGCCGATGGCCAACCTGTCGGCCGAGTTCCGGGTCTGGATGAGCGGCAACAACGGCTACGTGACGGTCCCGCTGGACTGGTTCGCCCGGCTGATGAACGGCACGGCCAAGGGCATCTACGTGCGGCCCTCGGGCGGGCACGACCTCACCGTCTACGGCGATGGCGACCTGCGGGTCACCGCGCTGTGACACCCTGAACGCACCGTGACACGAAGGAGACCGTGGTGAAGCTGCTGGACGCCGCCGAGGTGGAGTGGGCCGCCCGAGGCAACTGGGAGCGCGGCTGGGACGGGGACACCCGGTCGTGCAGTGGGATCCACGTCTACCTGTCCGAGTGCGACCCGGATGTGACCGCCGACGTGATCAACACCGAGGGGACCGACTGCGGCTACCGCGTCATCCCCTTCGGCATCGTGGCCACGATGGAGCGGACCGTCCGTGCGTCCAAGGACGACGACGACGAGTGGCTGGCCCGCACGCTGAAGGAGGCCGCCGAGATCCCGGTCTCGCGCGGCCTGCTGGTGCGCCAGGGCATGGGCAACGCGGTGGGGGAGACCTGGATCGGCAGCCCCGCCGGGCACGAGGTCCCCGCGCCCGTGCTCACCGACAACGCGGCCGTGGCCACGGCGGTCAGCGACGGCCGCCGGGAGTTCTTCCAGCGGACCCTGGGCCTCCAGCCGATCCTGCACGTCAACCCGGGCAACGCCCTGACGCTGAAGAACGCCGGGGTGCTCCAGCTGGACCCGACGACCGGCGACGACCGCACGGTCTGGGGCGACCCGGTGGTCATCTCCGAGGGCTACTACGACATCCCCGACCTGTCGGCGGTGCCGCTGGCCTTCTGGACCGGGCCGATCAAGATCAAGCTGTCCGATGTCAACCGCGAGGAGGTCGCGCGGGCCATCCGGCAGAACAAGGCCATGCACCAGGCCACGATGCTCGCGGCCATCGACTTCCTGCCCTGCTCCATCGTGCGCATCGGCCCCGCGCCTGCCCCGGAGGGGTGAACGGCCCCGGGCTGTTGAGTCCGACGGCTATTCTCAGACCATGACCGGCAAGATCGAGCTCCGTGAGCCCCCGCCCCGGGTCGCCACCGGGCGGCGGCCGATCATGCAGCTGGACGCCGCCATCCTGCGGGTCGCCACCGAGCACGCGCGGCGACCGGTGGAGATCGCGTCCTTCCTGCGGGACAACGGCCACGCCGGGCTGACCACGCAGCGCGTCGCCAGCCGCCTGAAGGCCCTGGTGGCCCGTGGGCTGGCCGAGCGCATCAAGCCGGTCGGTGGGCCCGCCAACGGGCCAGGGACGAGCCTCTACAAGGCGGTGAAGCAGGACGGCGGTGGGTGAGGTCGGCCTGCGCCAGGTCCGGGACGGTGCGCGCGTGCTGCGCTTCCACGCCCGGGTCCTCGGTGCAGGCACCTCCCAGCGCGGGTCGGTGCCCCGCTGGTCGGAGCTCGTGGTCTACCAGCTGACCGACGGGACCTACCTGATCTCGAAGATCGGGCGCTCCACCGTGGCCCACCGGCCGGACTGCCTGCGTGTCAACCACCGGATGGTCACCTGGGGGTCGGCCCAGTCCTCGGACGAGTTCATCGGCCCCCGGAGCCCCTGCCCTGACTGCTGCCCCGACGTGGAGCACATGGCGGTCAGCACGCGGCTGGAGATCGACCGCTACCGGGCCATCGCCGCCCCGACAGCAGAGAGGGTCGCCCAGTCCCTCACCGGGGACCGGGCGACCCTCCTGATGCCTCAGCTGGTCAGCACCGTGCTCGCGCAGTGCGCTCAGGCGGACCCGTGCTTCGCCAGGTACGCGGACGCGGCCATCGAGCCGAACCCCTTGGAGAAGACCACCCGCACCGGGTAGCCCGACCGGCCCGCGTGGTTGAAGACCTCGCGCACGGCCTCGGGCATGAGGTGCCCGGCCCGCTGGACGACCGTCCGCACCTCGGTGGGCTGGAGCAGGCCGCCCTGGTCCAGGACCGTGCACGCGGCGTCGCTGCTGGAGCTCCCAGGGGCCGCGCAGACGGCCTGGACCATGCTGGCCATGTCCGAGACGCTGACGCCGGTCCAGGGGGCGTTCTCCGGCGCCCACAGCGTCCAGGCCGAGAAGTCGGCCGCCTTGCGCGTCTGGCTCTCCGGGTGGTCGGAGTAGATCTCGTAGCCCATGACGGCCTCCTCTCTGTGTGGTGACACAGTTGATAACGGCAAGAATAGTCCTCGACCTTAGCCGAGGGTTGGGAGTTCACCCCTCCAGGTGAGGCCTCAACCTCTGGTAGAGCCCGTCGGTCGCGGCTACGAGCAGCAGCCCGATGCGGTCCATCGTGCGCTGGCCCAGGCTGCCGTGGTTCCCGGCCGCGCGCTCGGCCTCGATGTCGCGCCGGATCTTGCGGCCCCAGTAGTGCCAGGACCACAGCATCAGCCGGATCTCCTCGCGCCGGTCCCGGCGGCAGGGCCCGTCGCTGGACCGGTAGACGGTCCCGTAGTCGTGGTACCCGCCGACGACCGGCGGCGGTGCCTCCAGCCCCATCAGCTGCCAGGCCGGGGTCTTCTTCGCCATGCGGGGAGTCTCCTTCGTGGGCGTGACGAAAGGGCCCCCGGTGTCCCGGGGGCCCCTCCGCGAGTGGATCAGGACCAGTAGGTCTTGCAGACCGGCCCGATGCCGTCCGCGACGCTCTGCGGGTCGGTCAGCGTGGCGCCGCACCGGATGCAGAAGCCCATCACGTGACCCTGGGTCGCGGCCTGGGTCATGCTCATCGGCTTCGCGCCCGCCTGGACGGCCTCGGCCAGCACCTTGGGGACCGTGACGGTCTTGGTCACCGGGGCGGTGATGTAGCTCTTGCCCGCGTAGGGGGTCCAGGTGCCGGTGACCTTCGGGGCGGTCTTGAACTCGGCGTAGGGGGCGCTGTGCTTCTTCCAGCTGCCCTTGACGGCCCCGGTGTAGCTGGTGACCTTGGTCAGCTGGCGCAGGACCGGGAAGGCGTCCTTGCCGGTCACGTCCCAGTAGAAGACCTTTCCGTCGATCAGGTAGTAGCCGAACTCGGGGAGCTCGGTCAGGGCCATGACCTCGGCGGCCGAGGGCAGGACCGGCGAGGCCGGGGCCGCGAAGGTCTGGTGCTTCTTCTTCGGGGCCTTCAGCGCCTCATCGATCAGGCCGCTGGCGGCGCCCTTGGCCAGGAAGCCGATCTTGGTCGAGAAGCGGAACTTCTCGGCTACGGCCGGGCACTCGCGGTCCTTGACCAGGCTGGTCAGGAAGGCGATCTGCTTGTCGGTGGCCGGGGCGGCCGGGTCCTTGATGGTGATCGTCTGCGTCATGGGAGAAGTATGCGCCTCGGGTGTCAACATTGTCAACACACTTTCTCGGCGTGTCCCCGGAACGGGTGAGGCCCCGTCCCCGGGGAAGCGGGAACGGGGCCTCGGTGGGCGGTTACCCAGGTCAGTCGGTGCACTCGCGGCAGCCGCAGGGGTGCTCGCAGTCCCGGCAGCGCGTCTCGTCGTCGTGCCAGTCCTTCGTCATCGTGCAGTAGCAGCCGCGCTCGCCGCAGTCGCGGCACTCGACCTCGCCGTTCTCGGCGCCGCACTCGGTGCAGCAGACTCCGAGCACGAAGTTCCGGGCGGCCTCCCAGCCGTCGCCGAACTCCTCGCGGGCGGCCTCGACGCTGGTCATGGCCACGAAGTGGAGCTTCACGAAGCGGTAGCCGGAGACGTTCCGGACGACGGTCATGGCGACCGTGGGGACGATGTCTGCGGGGGTGGAGAAGGTCTGCGTCATGGCACCAGTATGGGCACCGGTGTCAACAATGTCAACTAGCGATGCACTCCAGCGTGCCGCAGACCGGGCAGGGATCCCCCGAGCACCACATCTCGATGCCCAGCACGCAGACCCGGCAGAAGTCCTCCAGCGGCGGGGGCGGGTCGGGAAGCTGGAGGAGGTCGCGGGCGTCCTGGCCGCACCAGGTCCGGTCCAGGGTGTCGCACGCGACGTGGTGGAGCTCGTCGTCATCGGCGCCCGTGTCAACCGGGCTGGGCAGCACCTCGGTGGCCATGACCGATCCTCGCACCAGACGCCGCGAGCCCGCTCCGAGGGCTGGAGCGGGCTCGCGGGTCGTGCTCTCAGCGGGCGAAGTAGACCATCACGGCCACCATCGCGCCGACGACGATGACGGCCTCCGCGACCATCGCCACCGCGATCCGCCACGTCGGCCGGAACCGGATCTTCAGGGGCATGACTCCGTCCTCCCCGTGGTGCCTCGGGGCTGACAGCCCCCTCACAGGTGGGAACGGTACGGACCGGGACCGACGTTCCACGCCGATCCCGGTCCGTTGGAGAGGGATGTCGCAGGCCCCGATCCCGGGTGCCCCGTGCGCCCCTCCTGACGCAGCGAGTTGCCAGCCGGTCAGGCCCTGGCGGGCTCACCACTGGCAGGACTCGACAGCCGGGCCCGCATCTCCTCGGTCCACCTCCACGACGGCAGCAGGCCCATGACGGCGTGCACGTCGCCCTCCACGACCTTGGCCGCCGCCTCCAGCGCGCAGGCCTCGGACTCCAGGGCGGCGCGCTGGGCGCGCAGGGCGTGGTTGGTCTCCTGGAGCGAGTAGCCCCCGGCGTACTCGGTCCGCCCGGCCGCGCAGGTGCGCAGCAGCGCGGCGAGCTCGGCCCGCTGGGTGGCCAGCGCCTGGGCGATCAGGTCCCGCTGGCGGGTCGGTGAGAGGTCCCCGCTGGACCACTCGATCACGACGGCCTCGGCGGCCTTCAGGTCAGCGGCGGTGGGCTCGGGCATCACTTCTCCAGGTCGTCGGCGAGGCGGTCCAGCATGTTGGCCACGGCGTCCCGGGTGAACAGCATGACGCTGTCGGCCCGGAAGGCCTTGGCCGAGCGGCGGATCTCGACGGCCGCGCGCGCCCGGCCGACGGTGTCCACCGTGATGTGGCGGATGTCGGAGATCTCGGCCTCCCCGAGGAAGACCCGCACCGGGCCGGTTGACACCAGGCCGCCGTCCTCCGGCACCGGGGTCTCCTCCAGGATGTGCACGAGCTCCTGGTAGACCGAGCTCTCTTCCCAGCCCGAGTCCCGCAGGCGGGTGACCAGGTCGCGCAGCTTGGTCCGGCCCTCCCGGAGCGTCCGGGTGCGGTCGGCGAGCACCTGCTGGAGGCGCTGGCACTGCTCGCGCTCGCGGTCCCGCTGGCGGCGCAGCACCTCCTCGCTGGCCTCGGCCTGGGTGTTCAGCCGGGCCAGCTGGGCGTTCTTCTCGTGGATCATGCGGGCCTGCTCGGAGTTGGCCGACTGGAAGGTGTCCCGCTGCTCCCGGAGCTCCCCGGCCTCGGTCAACTTCGCCATCAGCGCCTGCTGGGCACGATCACGCTCGTCCCGAGCATCGGCCAGGTCGGAGCGCAGCTGGTTGTTGATCTCCTCCAGGTCGTGCACCAGCGACTCGGCCTCCCCGACCGCCTGGGCCTGCTCCTGCATCGCGCGCTGGGCCTCGCGGGCCTGCGTCACGAGCTCGCGCACCTTGTCCTCGGACGCGCGCCCGGCCGCCAGGGCCGCGTCGCGCTCCTCCACGGCCTCCTGGTTGAGCAGGTCCAGGTAGCCCGGGATGGCCGCCAGACCGCCGCGCCGCAGCCACTCCAGCAGCCGCTCGGCGGGGGCCTGGTAGGGCGCGCGCAGCGCGTACCGACCGGCCCGGCCCAAGCCGTCGTCGGCCGCCCAGTCGCGGTCGAAGTCCACCCCGGCCATCGCCGCGATGATCCGGTCCACCAGGATCCGGCGCTGGCCGTCGGCCTGGACCTCCTCCTCGGCCGCGTCCTCGGGGTCAGTGCTCGGGGCGGCGCTGTGCAGCGCGATGTGCTGGGCGTAGACCTCGCGCACGTCGATGTCGCTGGTGGCCAGCCCGTGGGCCTCGTTCAGGTGGTAGGCCAGCGTCCGGCGGTCGGCGTTGCTGTGCCAGTCGGCGACGCTGCCGTGGTTGTGGCGGACGGTCCGGGCCTGGGGCTCGGCCTCCTCCTGGGCCAGCTGTCGGGCGGCGGCGTCCCCGTGCGCGTGGGCGCGAGCGTGCAGGCCGTGCCAGCTGGAGGTCGTTCCGGTGTCGATCCCGTGGTCCTGACGCAGGTGCCCGGCGAGGACCGCGTCCGGCGTCGTGTCGTGCCAGCGGGCCAGGTCGCCGTGGCTGTGGTCGGGCAGGTCGGGCACGGAGGTCTCCTCGATCTCGGGAGCCTGGTGGCTCTCCAGGTGAGCCTGGTGAAGGCGGCCGAGGTCCCAGGACATCGGGATGGTCATCTCGTGGACATCGCGCAGGTGCCGCCGCATCCGGTCGGCGCCCCAGCGGTAGAGGTGGTCCCCGCCGCTGGCGCTCTCGCTCTCATCGTGGACGTGCTGGCGCATCAGGCGCTCACCCGGGTGTCAACCGCGAGGTCCAGCGCTGCCCCGTGGGCCGCCATGACCTTGGCCAGCCAGCCGCGCCGGTCGCAGGGGTCCTCGGGCAGCCGGAGCTCGGCGATCCAGGGGTGCTGGCGGACGATCTCGGCGCGCAGCTGGGACTGGACCACGGGCAGATTCTCGGGGGTCGCCGGGGACCCCAGGAGGTCGTGCATCAGCTGGAAGGCGCTGGTCAGCCCGGACAGCGGGATCCCGGTGGCCACGGTGAGCACCGTGGGCGTGTAGTAGGTCTGCGTCATGGCGCCGAGTATGGCACCTTTGTCAACTAGACACCGGGAGGCCTGCCCTGTGGCCAGGGGCGCGCCGGGGCGCCCTGGAGGTCGCAGTCCGGGCAGACCCAGACGGCCGCAGTGCCGGGCAGGCTCAGGCCGCCCAGGCCGCCCTTCGGGACCCTGACCTTCGTCCGGTTGCAGCAGGTGCAGTCCGCGAGAGCCACATGATCAGGATTGCAGCAGGGCCCGCTTGTGCTCGGCCGAGGTGGCCGGACGCAGCCAGCCGCCGGACTCGCAGCCCACCGGGTCGGCGGTGTGCCGCTCCCAGTGCACCTCGCAGCACGAGCACCACCAGCCGTAGAGCGCCCGGTGCGCGGCGGACTCCGGGCCCACCGTGATGACCCAGCCGCCCTTCAGCGCGAACTCCCAGACCGCGCCGTCCGGCCCGACGTGCTGGGTCCCGTCGGCTGGCCAGTGGCTGGTTGACACCGGCTTCGGCATGACCACGACCGGCTGGGCCTTCCCGAGCACGTCGAAGACCAGGGGCTTGTAAGAGGCCGAGACGTGCGGGAACAGGTCCCCGTCCCCCTCCAGGTGCTCGGGCTCGGGCTCGAAGCCGGTCACGGTCCCCAGCGGGGCCCAGTAGCCGGAGTCCTCCAGGTGGTCCAGCGGCGCGATGAAGCCCCCGCTGGCCACGATGGGCGCCTTCTTCGGCGAGGTGGTCACGGAGACCTCCGTCGGGCTCAGGTGCTGGATGGTGCCGTCGCTCATCTTCGCCACGAAGGTGGTCCCGTAGACCGCCAGATCGACCCCCACGGCCTCGATCACGGGCTGGTCCACCACCGGGTCGGCCACGAGCGACAGCGGGATGTCGAAGGCCTTGGCCACCTGCTCGGCGGTGATCTGCTGGCCGTGCTTGTGCTGGACCAGCAGCTTCCCGGGCTGGTTGGCCAGGTACTTGGCCTGCGCCTGGGCCACGGCCGCCGAGAAGCAGGCGTCGCCGGACCCGGGGTCCACCTTGCCGACGGGCTTCTGCCATTCGTGGTGCCAGGCGGGCTGGAGCGTGAAGTCGGCCTGCTCCAGGGCCTTCTTGAAGCCCTCGAAGGCTGGGGTGACCGCTTCGGCGAAGCCCCGGGCGATCTGGTCCACCGTCTTGCCGATGACCGTGAACACCTCGGTGATCTGGGCCGTGTCGGCCTTCACGTAGGCCTGGAGCTCGGCGTTCTCAGGCATCGGGGCACATCCTCGGCGGCTCGGCGGGCATCAGGGTCTGGAAGTCCTGGCAGACCGTGCAGCTGGTCAGCCGGTAGCTGGAGCTCTCGCCGCAGCTGCCGCAGGCCCGGGTCACGATCACCCCGGGGTCCAGCCGGTGCATCCGGCAGCGCGTGTCAACCGCGTCGGGCATCGGCCGCCTCCCGCTCGTCCTGGTGGGCACGGTAGGCCTCCTGGTAGTCGCGCTCGAAGTCGTCGCGGGGCTCGGCGCCTGCGCGCAGCGCAGCACGGCGCTCGGGCAGCAGCCAGCGGGCCTGGGCGTGCACGCACGCGCACCAGGCGCGCGAGAAGCAATCGGCGTGCGCCCCGGCGGTGCAGAAGTCGCAGATCCAGGGGTCAGTCAGTCTGGGCACGCACGTAGTCCAGGTAGTCCTCGCGGTGCTCGGGCTCGATGACCAGCCAGACCGCGATGCAGGGCGCCGTGGGGTGGCCGTAGCCCTCGCAGAGCATCGGGGCCCCGCCGTCCAGCGTGCCGCGCCGGGTGTCGGCCTGGCACTCCGGGACGCAGCAGGGGTCCCCGGGAGCGGGCGGGCGGCGCGGCTCGGGCGCGGGACCCTCGGCGAGGATCTGCGAGATGCGCTCGGTGGGGCCGATCATGCAGCGAGTATGCATGGTCGGACTCAACAGAGCGAGCAGGTTCAGGCGGCGAGGTCCGCGAGCTCGCGCTGGGCGCGCTTGTGGCGGCGCCAGGCCCGTCGGCGCGCGGCGCCGGTCAGCAGGTGTTCGGAGGTCCAGCCGCACTCACAGAGCGCGTGGCCGTGGCCGCCGACGCCCTGGTCCCGGACGGTACCGAACTTGTCCACCCGGCGGACGCCCGCGTGCAGGTCGCAGGGCCACTTCTGGCACGTCTGGCCGGTGTGGGGCGCGCCTCGGCCCTGGAGCCGGTGGCCGGGGACGCGCAGGCGCATCAGAGCAGCGGCTGACCGCTGGTGGGCTCCTGGGAGCGCGTGAAGACGACGGTGATCCCGCCGAGCAGACCGAGCATCAGGAGCAGCATGGCGACAGTCCTACCCCACTGGCGCGGTTCCATGCTCCTCGGGCTGGGCACTACGCGGGGCTGGGATGACGGTCTGATCGGCGGCGAGGGACCGGGCATCGTCCGGAGTCCGGGGCACCTGACGCACGGCTGACCTGGACAGAAGCCCGAAGACGGCCATGAACAGCAGGCCCTGGACGGACTCCCAGAGGCTGATCACCCTCGGATTGTAGGCGCTGACAGGCTGTAGTACCCCTACCTCTGGGCGCGTCAAACCCCACAACGCACCGAGCCCCCGACCCTGGGCGGGGGTCGGGGGCTCGGCGGAAGGGCAGGGGGGACGCTGCCGGGGTCAGCCTATCGGGTGGTCGTGATCTGGAAGGCCTTGCGGTGCTTCTGGTAGCCCTCCATGCGGGCCTTGCGGGCGGCGGCCTTGGTCCGGAAGGTCCGCACCGGCTCGTTCACGCGCGGGTGGCCGACGTGGTAGCGGACCTTGCTGCGGCGCCAGGCGGCCATCGCGCCGAGGACTCCCAGCGCGGGCAGGCCGTAGGTGAGGGCGATGACCCCGAGGCCCTGGAGGACGATCAGGATGTTGTCGAGGGTGATGGTCTGCGTCATGGGAGAAGTATGCAGGGCAGTGTCAACATTGTCAACACGCGACACGCAGGCAACTTCTGACCCAGTGCGGGGCGCCGGAGAGCCACGGGGGGGAGCTCTCCGACGCGCGGGCGAGGCTACTCGTCCCGGGGCGGGCCCAGAGCGTGCTGGGCCGTGCAGAGCACCACGACCGCACCGAGGCTGCCGAGCACGAGCATCGCCCACCAGTAGGGCACCCCGAGCACCGGCACCAGCAGCACGAAGCCCGTGAGCATGGCGGGAAGGCCGTGCTCACGGGCGTCGCGGGTCCAGAGGGCTACCTGCTCCTCGTCCACGGTTGACACGCTACGGCGCGGGCCGCATCCGGTCGGGCCGCGCGAAGATGCCGGGCAGGAGCTCGAAGCCCGGCCCGATCAGGGCCTCCAGCTGGGTCCGATGCTGCTCGGCCCAGTGCGCGGCCAGGGCCACCCCGGCGACGTGCGGGCCGTCGATGGTGTCGCTCAGGTGCACCGTGGCGGGCATCGTGCCCGTCCAGCCGACCGGCAGGGGCTCCCCGGGCAGGTAGACCGCCCAGGGGGTCCCCGACCAGTCCAACGTCCAGTCGCACAGGACGCACTCGGTGGGCACCCACTCGCGGGCCATCAGTCCGCGAAGGGGTCGTCCAGGCCCGAGGCCTCGCGGTCGGACCCAGCGTTGCGCCAGGGCCACCACTTCGCCCGGGAGTACCGGGGCGGGTCCGCGATGGAGTAGCCGTTCTGCGAGGACTCCTCCAACTCGGTGGCGTGCTCGATACACAGGCACGTCTCCCAGCCGGTGTCGCCCCGGGCCAGCAGGAAGCCCACCCGCTCGCAGTCCAGCCAGCAGATGTCGTAGGGCTCGGGGTCCCAGCCCAGCTTCTCCAGGAAGGCCGGGAGCGTCGGCGTGACGACGGTGACCATCAGAGCACCGCCAGGGGGCCGCGCGAGTCCCACATGGCCTCCCAGCGGCCGAACGCGGGGCCGTCGGGCTGGCGGGCCCAGCCCGCCTCCGTGCGGACGTGCTGGGCGCCGAGGCGGTCGGTCACCCTGGTGCCCACCGGGGGCTCCTCGGGCGCTGGAGTCGGCTCGACGTGGACGGTGCAGTCGGGGCGGCAGGCCATCACGCGCTCACCAGCGTGGCGATCAGGCCGTCCACCAGGTCACGGCCGTGCTGGCGGCAGAGCCGGTCGGCCTTGGCCGGGACCGGATCGTCCAGGTCGTAGTAGAGCGTCGTGCGGATCCCGCGCGTCCGGGTCCGGGCGCTGGCCACGGCCATAACGGCCTCGGCCGTGCAGACCTCGTTGGAGCAGGTGGTCATGGGGGCCTCCTCAGGCAGCGGTTGACACATCAGACGGGGAGGTCGGTGGGGATCTCGGTGGGCTCGATGCCGAGGACGCGGGTCACGCGCACCTGCACCGAACCCGTGCCACCCTCGGCCTTGCGCTTCTTCTCGTCGCGGCGGAACTCGGCGGCCACCGACCGGGCACGCGCCCGGCCGATGAACGCCTCGACCTTGGTCCCCTCGGGGTCGTGCACGGGGCCCTCGCCCCAGGCGTGCACGACCCCGTTGTCGGCGATGGTCACCACCACGTACAGGCCGTTGAGCTCGGCCTTCTCGCTGCCGGGCATCAGGCCAGCCCGTTCCGGCGCCGCTCGGCCGTCTGCTTGTCCAGGTAGGCCTGCCGGTTGCGGGCCTCGCTGCCGTGCTTGCCGTCGCGGCGCTCCTGCTCGTAGCGCGCCTGGTCGGACGCGGCGCGCTCCTGGTTGTGCCGGTTCTTCCGGCCCTTGCGGGCCTTCCGGCGCTCGCGGCGGCTGCCCGGCCGGTTCATCGGCGCCGGGGAGACCACCAGGGCCCGCTGGGCGGCCTCGAACTCCTCCTCCATCTCCCGGCGGCGCAGGTCGGCCTCCTCGGCGTCCAGGTACTCGTCGCGCTCGTCGTCGGTCAGGGCGCTCCACCAGGCCTCGAACTCCTCGTCCGTGGCCCACGGGTCGGCGGCCTCGGGACGGGTGGTGGGCGAGACCGGGTCCGGGTGGCTGACCCCGCTGCCGCTGCCCCAGGCGTTGGCGTCCCAGTCGAACTCCGACGCCCGGCGGCTGCCCCCGGTGCCGAAGCCGATGGCCTGCTGGCCGGGACCCGGCTGGCGGCTGCCGCCGAGCACGCCGCCGCTGGCGTAGGTCTTCTTGACCGGCTCGGGGCGCGGGGTCTTCGAGTAGGGCGCGTAGGGCTGCATCTTGGCCAGCGAGCCCCACAGGGCGTAGTAGGCGTCCCGGCGGCTGCCGTGCTTGGGGACGGCGGACCGGCGGATGGCCTCGTCCTTGAAGTGGCTGGTGATCGTGGCGGCCATGATCAGCTTGGTCATCTGCTCGGCGAACTCGGCCTTGGAGACCTTCGCCCGGAACAGGTAGTCCGCGCCCGGCTTCTCGTAGACGGCGACGCCGGGGAAGTTGCGCTCCAGGTCTTCGCGCAGGCGTGCCCGCAGGTGCAGGACGTTGGAGTCCTTGCGGTCCACGACGAAGGAGATGAAGCCGTGCTCGGTGATGATCCACATGGTGGCGGGGGTGTCCGATCTGTCGGGGTGCGGTGGTCGCGTGAATGAAGAATAGCTGGCTTTGTCAACAACGTCAACACGGGGACCCCCGGAGGGGCCCCCGTGTTGCGGTCAGCGGGTGGAGCGGTTGCCGGTGCCCAGGAGGTTGACCAGGTTCTCCTCGGTCTCCTCGGCCAACCCCTGCCAGACGGTGAGCTCGTCCCGGAGCCGAGCGACCTCCTGCCGGGCCAGGTACAGCGCGCGCCGCGCCTCGTCCTCGGGCAGCGTGGCCTCGTCGTGGGTCAGCTGGTGCCGGGGCAGGTTGCCCGGGCTGAACGCCCCCGCGCAGATCGGGCAGTTGACACGGACGTGGGCCCGTACCCGGTGCACCGACATCGCCTGGAGCGTCCGGAACGGCTTGCCGCACTCCGTGCAGTCCACCGTCGGCTCGGGCTCGGCTGCCAGCGGCCGGGGCGGCATCACGGGCCAGGGCAGCCACTCGACCGGCCGGGGCGCCTCAGGCGCCTCCTGGGAGGCTGCGGCGGCCTCCTGCTCGCGCTGCCAGCGGCGGAACTCCATGCCGAGGTTCGCGGCGCGGAACGCGGCGCCGACCTTCGGGGACACCGAGCAGGTGGTCTGACCGTCGGGGGCCCGCATGATCGCGTGGCCCTTGCGGGAGACCTTGCCCGTCCAGCCTGCCGCCTCCATCTCGCGGATCAGCTTGGTCGGGATCTCCTCGAAGGTGTTGGACAGCTTCAGCGCCATCAGGCTGCCACCGCCGCGACCTCGCGCCGGATCTGCTCGGCGGCCTGGTCCTTGACCTCGGCCTCGACCCGGTCCAGCCAGCCGTAGCCGCCCTCGAACTCGTGGGCCTCGGCGGCGTTGCGGGCCTTCTGGGCCTGGGCGGCCAGGTCGGCGGCTGCGGCCTCGGTGATGCCCTGGGCCCGCACGACCTTGGCGGCTGTGCTCCAGGCGAAGTAGCGGGTGGTGGCGGCGCGGTCGCTGCCATCGTTGCCGTAGTCGGCCCAGCGGGCCGACTCCATGAACCGGGTGGCTACCTGCTCTGCGGTGGTGCTGGTCTGCGTCATGGGACCAGTATCGCAGACCTTGTCAACACTGTCAACTAATGGCTGGCTCGGGTTCCTCGTCCGGATCGCGCGGTGAGCCGTTGACCTGCGGCATTGCCTGGGTGTCGGTGCGCGGTGCGCGCCACGGGATGCGCAGCGGCGGGGGTGTCGGGATGTCCCCCGGACGCACGCCGCGCTGGATCAGGGTCTGGACGACATCGTGGTCCCAGCCCATGTGCTCGCGGATCACGCGCTGGAGGGCGTCCCGGTCGTCCAGGGTCTCGTCCAGCTGGCGCCGCAGGCTCTCGATCTCCTGGTCGGCGAAGGCCCGGCCCTCGGTGGCCTGGGCGATCATCTGCTCGCGGCGCTTCCGCCGCTCCTCGACCTCGCGGTTGACACGCCGCTCGCCGAGGGACTGGAACCACCGCGCCACCTTGCCGAAGGGGCCCTTCAGGTTCGTGGCCGCGTTCGTGCCCACGGTCAGGATCACGACGACGACCAGGAACCACTGGACGACGACGTTGTCCTTGACCAGGTCTAGCAGCGCGGTGGGGTCCATGCGTCAACGGAGGGCAGCGACCCGTGCCAGGGCCTTGAAGTCCTCGTCCTCCTCTCGCTTCAGGCGCTCGGAACGGCGGGCCAGCACCTGCGTGCCGAATCCGAAGATGAAGTGCAGCGCCGCGCCGCCCAGGAAGCCGTTACCGGTCCGGTAGCCGTAGCCGAGGCCGTGACTGGCCAGGTAGCCCCCGGCGACCATCGCGGCCACCCCGAGCACGAGCGCGAGGATGTCGGGCACGAAGCGGGAGTCGCTGGCCAGCAGGACGGCGGCGAACAGCAGCAGGGAGCACCCCGCACCGGCCAGCCACCAGCTGTCCAACGGCGCATCCCGCAGGAAGGTGATGCCCAGGATCAGATAGCTCGCGCCGACGAACAGGTGGCCCATGCTCAGGGCCCGCATCCAGCCCATCGCCAGCCCGACGAAGCCGACCCCGGCCGGGATCAGGAAGGCCAGGCCGAGCACCCGCAGCGGCACGTCGGCCTCGATGCCCGACAGCACGGGGTTGAGCTCGGGCCCGTCGTTCACCACGTCCGGCAGGTTGAAGTAGTCCATGCCGCGCTGGGCGGCGGTCCACAGCACGACGATCTGGGCCATCAGCAGCACCACGTTGGCCGCGCCGGGCTTCCAGTTGCCTCGGAGGCGGACGGCGGCCAGGCGGCGCAGGGCGTGCACGGGGGAGGTCATGGCTCCTCGATGGGGGTCAGCTTGCGGCCGAGGGTGTCCCGGGGGTCGGACAGCGGCGTGACCTTGTCCCGGGCGCGCAGGCGGGCCATCAGCCAGGGGCCGACCAGGCTCCAGGCACCGGCCAGGGCCAGCACCACGTTGCCCGCCTGGTCCGCGATGGCGTCCAGGTCATAGTCCTCGGGGAGCGTGACTCCGACCAGCTTCAGCAGGCCGCCGATGGCCAGGATCACCGCGCTGACCACACCAGCCACACGCGCCGCACTCAGGACGGGCTCGGGGCGGGGCGCCAGCACCTCGCCCGACAGCGCGGTGTCGCTCAGGTCGTTGGGGACCTCGATGACCAGGCGGCCGTCCCGGGATAGCTCGTCCGTCTGGGTAGCAGGGGTCTCGGGCTCGGGCGCCGCGTGCTGCGGGATGCCGTCGTTGCCGGAGTGCAGGGGTTCGCTCATCGTGTCAACCGGTCAGGCCCGGGGCGCCGGTTGACCCAGCGCCCCGAGCTCGGACCTCAGGCCTCGTCGGCCCCGGAGCGGGCCTCGGCCTGCTCGCGCGCAGCGGCCAGCTGCTGCTGCTTGCGCTGCTGGGACAGGCCCTGGAGCACCTCGGCGTGGTGGGTGCCCCGGCTGGTGCGCTGGATGCCCCCGTTCTCGACCGTGCTGGGGTCCACCGAGGCGGTGGGCACCTGGGAGGCGTCCCCGCCAGCGGCCTGCTGGGCGTCGTTCTCGCGCAGGCGCGCGATGAGCTCGTCCCGCTCCCCGCCGCCGTTGAGGCCGCGCTGCTTGGCCTCCTGCTGGAGCGCCCGGTAGCGCCAGGCGTTCTCGTCGTCGTAGTTGTCGGTGGGGCCGTCGGTGTCGTTGCTGGCGACCCCTCCGGTGCCCGGGTCGGCGTTCTCGTCGCCGGTCCCGATGGTGGGGTCCTGGTTGATCGTCACGTCGGCCTGCTGGGTCTGGCCCTCGCTGGCACGGCTGACGTTGGACTCCACGGACTCCTGCGTCGGCGCAGGGGCCGCGTCGGCCGGGGTGGCGCTCGGGGTCGCGGTGGTGGGGCTGGTCTGCTGGTCCAGGGACTGGTCGGGCACGGGGTGCTCCTCGCTGCGGACGGTGGTGATGGGCGTGCTCACGGTACCGACGAGTCTGCTATGCAGAGAGGTAGGCGATGGCCTTCTGGAACAGCGTCGGGTCGTCGCGGAACAGCCCCAGACCGTTGTTGCAGCTGGTACAGAGCCAGCCTCGGACATCTCCTGAGCGGTGGCAGTGGTCCAGGACCAGCTTGTCGCCCTTGCCGCAGATGGCACATCCATCGCCGTAGCGGGCCTGGATCTCATCCATCTGCTCAGTGGTCAGCCCGTGCTTCGCCTTCCTGACCCGCCTGGCCTTGTTCTCCTTCGACTCGCGCGGCTCGCCCGGTCGGCGGCAGACCCAGGTCGTGCTTCCGGTCTTGGTCTTGCGCGGACGGATAGGCGTGTCTGGCCCGCACTCGGCGCAGGTGCCTCGGCGGGTCTCGGTGTTCTTCTCGGTCAGCACATGACAACGCCCCATCCTCCAACCGTAGCTGGAGGATGGGGCGTTATCGGGGACGGGCTGGTCAGGCCTTGGCGGGCGGCACGGGCACGAAGCGCAGGTAGACCTCCACCTCGTGCTGGCGGCCCTCCACCCGCTGGTCGGTGGACACCTGGATCTCCCAGCGCCCGCCCTCCGGCTCGGCGAAGGCCTTGATCTGGCCCCGGCGGATCCGGTGGGCGGTCTGCGAGAAGACGCCGTAGCGGGCCTTCTCGCCGCCGCCGACCAGATGCCAGGCGCCAGGGTTCTCGCGGACGGTCTGGGCGGTCGTCTCGAAGTCCTCGAACAGCACCCGGGACCGGGTGCGCCGGGGCTCCTTCACGGTCAGCGTGGGCGCAGTCATGCAGCCAGTATGGGCATCGTGGTCAACAATGTCAACTCTGTGACACCCCGGACAGCGCGAGGGGCGGGCCCCGGTGTCCACCGGGAACTCCCGCCCCTCACTTCCACCCGCGTCCGCAGACCGGAGGCCTCACCGCCGAAACTACTCCCCGCCGAACAGCGCGGCCAGCTTCTCCCCGTCGTTGACCAGGGACTCCAGCACCTCGGCGTTCTCGCCCTGGCGGGTCAGCTGGCGCTCCTCGATGGTCCCGGCCGTCACGTAGTCGATGACCTTGACGTGCTGGTGACGCTCCGAGCCGATCCGGTGCACTCGGTCCAGGCCCTGCTTCCACAGGATCGGGCTCCACGGCCGCTGGACGCGCATCAGCGTGCTGGCAGCCGTCAGCGTGGTCCCGGTGCCCCCGGCGGCGTAGGTGTAGGCGATCAGCCGCTTCTTCCCGGCCTGGAAGTCCTGAATGGCGATGTCGCACAGCTGGTGCGTGCGGTCGCCCGCGATCACGTCCAGCTGCTCGTGGAGCTCGGGGTGGCGCTTCAGCAACTCGGCCTCCCACAGCCGCAGCAGCCGCCGGGACTCGAAGGCCAGCGCGATCTGCTCGCCGTCGAACTCGCCCGAGACCAAGTCCTCGATGACCTGGTCGATCTTCCCGCTGGGCATCCGCAGCAGCATCTTCACGGGCACGTCGTCCTCGGTGCTCGCGCTGACCGCGTCGGGGTCCTCGGGGTAGCCGGTGGCGCTGGCCAGCATGGTGAGGCGCCCGGCCGCGATCATGGCGTTCTGGGCCACGATCACGCCCTCGGCGACCTTCAGGACCATCTCGTCGCGCATCTGGAGGTAGGCGGTCGCCTGCTCCTTCGGCATGAAGCACTCGCGCCGGAGCTCGCCGCCCATCAGCAGCGGCGGCAGGTCCAGCACCTCGGCCTTCAGGCGGCGCCGGGTGATCCCGCTGAAGACCTGCTGGAACTCCTCGACCCGGTCGGCCCGGAAGCCGTTGGTCTCGAAGAAGCCCGCCATGTTGTAGCCGGACTCGGCGTAGTAGCCGATCCAGGTGGTCTTCACCGGCCAGGCCTCGGCGTCCGCGTAGTGCAGGATCGTCCAGGCCTGCTCGACCTTCCGGCTGACCGGCGTGCCGGTCAGGCCCCAGCGCAGGGCGTTCGGCGCCGACCGGACCAGGCCCCACAGCGCCAGGGTGTTCTGGCTGGTGTTGTTCATCGCCCGGTGGACCTCGTCGGCGACGATGAGGCCCCAGTCGATGGCGTTGAGCTCCTTCTCGTGGGCCTGGCACTTGGCCTCGGTGACCGTGTTCTCCTCGGACTGGTTCGGGCCGCCGCAGGCCTCGCACTTCTTCAGCGCGTGCCCGGGCTGGGCCTTGAACCGGGTGTGGGTCTTCAGCGACTCCCAGCCGATGATGCCGATCTGCGTCTCACCAGCGGCGATGCGCTCGATGACCTTGCGGCGCTGGGTCGGGGTGCCACGGATGAGCTCGGCGGTGGCCTCGGGCATGAAGTCGGCGAGGTCGTCCAGCCAGGCGGTCTTCAGGGTCTTCTGCGGCGCCACGATCAGCACCGGCTTGCCGGTTGACACGGGGATCCCGAGCTCGCGCATCCCGGCGATGATCGAGATGGTCTTGCCGGTGCCGGTCTCGTTCAGCAGCAGCCGGGCGGGCACCGGAGCGGTCCCACCGCCGTAGGCCAGCCACGCGGCGTCGTCCACCTGGTGCGGGTAGAGCTCGGCGTCGGGCTCCTTGCGCGCGGCGGGGTCCACCTTGGCCGAGAGCTCGCGCATGGCCTTCCAGTGCGCGGTCTGCTCGTTCACCCAGGCCATGAGCTCGGGGTGCGGCAGGATCCGCAGCCCGGTCTCCTTGGCCATCACCCCGAGGCTCAGGACGGCCGGGTAGGCCTTCGGCAGCGTCCAGACCTCGTCGGCCTTCGAGTAGAGCGCGCCGGGGATGAGCTCCAGCCGCTTCATGTACGTCGGGGGCACGTAGACCCCCATCCGGCCCGCGTAGCGGCCGTCAGCGATCTCCCAGGGGTAGATGCCCGGGGAGGCCCCGGCCAGCTTCGCGGCCATCTTCAGCGGGGCGGTCAGGGTCGCGGTCATCGGATCTCCTCCATCACGCGGGCCAGCACATCCGCGACGTGCGCGGGGCCGGACAGGGCGAGTTCAACGGGGTCCAGGCGCGCCATCAGCTGCTCCTGGGCGGTGTCCTTCACGCGCTCGCGCTCGGCGCGGCGCAGGCGGGCAGCGCGGTCCACGGTCCGCAGCAGCCGGTCGTTCAGGGTGTGGATCTTGACCCCGGCAGCGTCCAGGCCGGGGCACATGGCCTCGAAGGCGGCCTGGTAGTCCAGACCGGTCGGGGTGGGCTCCGTCGTGGTCACTCGGGCCTCCAGCGGGTGCTCGCCCACAGCAGGGCGTGCCTCAGGGCCTGGACGGCATGGCCCTCGCCGCCCTTGCCCACGTTGTTGGGCCGGTCCCGGTTCTCCCGGTACCGGCGGATCTTCTCGGGGGTGGACCACTCGCGCTCCGACGGCTTCTGGACGTAGAACCGGCCGGGCTCGCCGTCCATCAGCCACCGGCAGAAGCCGATGACCTCGACGGCCTCGGGCTGCCAGGTGCGCACGCCCTCGCGCGGCCACCAGCCCTCGATGACGATGCCGCTGATCCGCTCCGAGGGGAGCCGAGCGTTCGTGCACTGCATGGCGAAGTCCATGAAGCGCAGGTGGTTGGGCTGCTCGCCCCAGTCGGCGATCTCCAGCCCGACGTTGGCCAGCTGGGTCGTGTCAACCACCGGCCGGAACAGCACCCAGCCGGTCACACCGCCTGGGTCCACGGCCAGCCACAGCCCGGGCCCGCGCGCGATCACTTCGCCTCGGCCCAGTTCGCGCCCATGCCGGGCTCGGCCTGCACGTCCACCAGCCAGCCGGTCTGCTCGTTGACCACCTGGTCCATGACCTCCTTGATCTCCTGCATGGCGTCCTCGGCCTCGGCCTTCGGGCAGCTGAACAGCACCTCGTCGTGCACCGGCAGCAGCATGTGCGGGCTGAAGCCCGCCGCGTCCAGCCCGACCAGGGCCTTCTTCAGCGCGATGGCGGCGCTGCCCTGGGTCACGTAGTTGGGCAGCACGCGGCGCTGGGATGGGTCGGCGACCTGGAACCGACGGCCGAAGGGGCTGTCCAGGTAGTGCACGAGGCCCCGGGGCGTCTGCTCGGTCTGCACCAGGTCCATCCCGACCTCGCGCAGGCTCGGGTAGGACTGCTCCAGCTTCTTCCAGGTCGGGACCAGCTGGTAGACACCGACCCCGGCGGTGGCCGCCGCCGTCTCGATCCCGCCGCCGAACAGCTTGGCGTAGACGGTGGACTTCAGCAGGGTCCGGCGGGCGTCCTTCTTCACGAAGTCCGGCTCGCCGTAGACCACCTTGCCGAGCTCCACGAAGAAGTCGCCGCCCGTGGCGTCGGCCTGCTTCAGGGCCGCGATCATCGCGGTGTCCTTGTTCCAGCTGGCCCACATCCGGAGCTCGATCTGGCCGTAGTCGGCCGAGATGATGACCTCGTCGGGGTTGCGCGGGATGACGGCCGTGCGCACGGTCGGGTCGTTGCTGGGCAGCTGCTGGAGCGGCGGGTTCTCCACCGACATGCGGCCGGTGCGCGCCTCGAAGGGCTTGATCCCGGGGTGCAGCACGGCGCCCTCCTCGGGCACCACGCCGTTCTCGAAGTCGCCCCCGGCGCCCCGCAGCATGGCCTCCAGGTAGCTGGTCCGGGTCTTGTAGAGCCCCCGGAACTCCAGCACGTCCTGGGCGGCCGGGTGCTCGATGTGCTCCAGCACCTCGGCGTCCAGCTTGACCTTGCCCTTCTCGGTCTTGGCCGGGAGCGGGATGCCCGCCTCGTGCAGCACGAGCTCCAGCTGGCCGTTCTGGTGCGGGTTGGTCACGCCGATGCTGGCCAGCCGCGCGCGGACCTCGTTCTCCTGCTCCAGGTGCTCGTGGATCTTGTCCATCAGGTAGGGGCCGTCCACCGGCAGGCCGCGCCAGGACATCTCCCCGGTGATCCGGAGGCTGGCGATCTCCAGGGCGTGGTCGGCCGCCCACTTCTTCCGGCGATCGGCCCACTGCTCCCACAGGGCTGCGGTGACGCAGGTGTCCACCACGCCGTAGAGGGGGTAGGGCTTCCAGCCCAGCGGCACGTCCGCCCAGGTCCAGCCCGCGTTCTTCATGCCCTCGTGCAGCACGCGCTCGCCCGCGCCCGCCCACGGGCCGAACTCGCGCATGGCCAGCGTCTTCAGGCCTCGGGGCTGCTCGGCGAAGCCGCCCAGCGCCGCCCAGGTGAAGGTGTCCTCGACCACCGACCAGTCCACGGTGATGCCCTTGGACCGCAGCGAGAGGATGTCGTACCCGGCGTTGTGGAAGACGATCTTCACGCGCGCCCGGGAGCACCAGTCCAGCGCGCCCTGGACCATCGCGGGCCAGCCCTCGAAGGGGATGGCCCAGCCGCCTGCCACGTCGCCGAACTGGATCAGCCGGACCTTGAAGGCCGGGGAGTACCAGTCCAGGCCGGTGTTCTCCGTGTCAACCGCGACCATCCGGCGCCCGGGCAGGGTCAGCCACTCCCAGAAGGCGGCCATCTGGTCGGGGGAGGTGAGCACCCGGATCTTCAGGTTGGGCACGGCGGACATCGGCGCTCCTGGGGGACGGAAGGTCTGGAGATGGTGCAGGGCGGGCCCCGGGGGAGGTGGGGCCCGCCCTGCGGATCAGGTGGGGATCAGCCCCACGGGTTGTTGCTGCTGGCGCTCGCACCGGCCGTCGCGGGCTCGGTGTCGGGGTCACCGGCAGCGGCGCTGGCCGCGTCGGCCTCGTCGTCCAGCGAGACGGCCTGGGAGGCCGACTTGCCGCCGCCCGGGGTGGCCGTGGCCGCCTTGGACGAGACGGTGGACCGGTAGGTCACCCGGGTCTGCGGCTGGCCGTTGAACTCGTCGGCCTTCAGCCGGGCCTCGAAGACCGTGCCGGTGATCTGCTCGGCGATCTGGTCCGGGGTCGGGCGGGCCGACATGATCCACTCCTGGCTGGCCCCGAGGGTGCGCAGCGTCTGGGCGAAGATCCGGGCGGCCGTGTCGGACTCCGGGGACCAGTAGAGCCGGTCCTGGATCTCCTTGTTCTTCGCGGCGTGCGGGCCGGACTTGAAGCCGAGGGTCAGCGTGAACATCCGCTTGCCCTTCGGGCTGGTCCCGGCCACGGCCTTCTTCACGAACATGGTGTGGTCGCCCTCGTAGGCGACGCCCTTCAGGTCGTCACCGAAGGCCGCGAACTCCGCGCCGAAGTCGAACTCGCTCATGGGTCAGTTCTCCTGCTTCTCGGGGGTGGGGGTGGGCTGCTCGCCCTGGTTGACAGGCGCGCTGGCCTGGTCCTGCTGCTGGGAGTGCGGCACGCCCGTCTGCGCGGGCTGGGAGATGCCACGGCCCTTGAACACCATCTTGATCAACTTCTCGAAGGTGGTGTTCTTCGCGCGGATCTCGTCCTCCGTCTGACCCACGACCTGGGGCAGCTGGATGATCGGCGGGATCCGGCCGCCGACCCGCTCCTTGGCCTCCTTGCCGTTCATGCGGCGGGTCTGGAGGTAGCGGGTCTCGGTGCCGTCCGCGTCGGGCTCGACGTACAGCCAGGCGCACACGTCGAACAGGTACGGGATCACGTCCCGCAGCTGACCCTGGAGGTAGGGCCGCATGATGCCCTGGTTGTCCTCCTTGGTCATCGACGTGAAGACGACGGCCTCCAGGGGCTTGGTCGGGTGCTCGGTGAGGTCCCGGAGGTCCCGGCAGAAGCCGCCGACCTCCCGGAGCGCGGCGCCCCAGTCCTGGATCTTCATCTGGTCGCGCCCGGCGACCTTCTCGACGTACCGGTACTGGAGCTCGGAGATCGAGTCCACCGTGGCCGAGCGGAAGGGGTGCTCGCCCTGCTTCAGCCAGTCCAGGCCGTTCAGGGCGTCCTGCCAGGTCCGGACGATGATGACGGCGGTGTCCCACTCGGGCTCGCCGTTCTTGTCGATCTTCGGGGGCTCGGGGGGCGGGTTCGCGGGGTCCCAGATCTTCACCTTCACCGGCAGGAACCGGTGGGCGGCCTCGCAGTCGAACAGGACCCTGGGCCACGGGGTGGAGGACCCCAGCAGCGACTTCCCCGCGCCCGACGGCCCATGCACCAGCATGGACAGTGCAGGCACCTTCATGTGACTCCCTCCCAAGCCGCTGACCAGCCGCTTCGCACAGAGGGATCCACCGGAATCTCAGATGCTCAGGGTCGCTCAGATGGCTTAGATGTTGTTGTGGGTGTTGACAGAACCTACCACTCTCGGGTGACAGGCACCAGCCTCAGGACCGGTGTCGCCAGCCCGGGAGCAGCAGCCACCAGAGGGTGCGCCCCTCCAGCTTCCGCATCCGGCGCTCGCGCCTGCGGAGGATCCGGTTGTCGTTGCCGTGCAGGCCGATGGCGAAGGCGATGTTGGACAGCACGGTGCCGATGGCGACCCCGGACAGCAGCCAGGCGTACCAGGTCATCACGGGCCCCAGACCGAGAAGGGCTGGTTGGGCGGGTAGACGGCCACGCCCGAGGTGGTGGCGACGTGGACGTTGCCCTTCGCGGTGAGCTCGGTGCTGCGCAGGTAGCCCCGGTGCCCGGGGGTCTGCACGATCCGGCCGTGCTCGGCGGTTGACAGGGCGTCGGCCGCCACCGTCAGCACCTGCTCGCCGGAGCGCCGGGCGCGCGGGAAGGCGTAGACCCTGCCCTCGATGAGGTAGCTGGCGGCCATCCGGCAGCCGTAGCAGCTGACGCCGGGGTCGTCCGGGTGGTGAGCGGCGTGGAGCTCGCGGGCCTTGCGCCCGACCGGGCCGATGGCGGCCATCAGCCCTCCTCGGCCGGGTTGGCGTGGTTCGGGCACAGGATCGGCACGTCCGGACGGTGCGGGTTGTACCGCCAGCCGTCCTCCATCAGCTGGGCCCAGTTGCTGGCCAGCGCCTCGTACCAGTCCAGGGTCCAGTTGGGGCACCCGGACTCGTCGTCGCAGGTGATGATCGGGAAGGTGGCCTTCATCAGGCGGGCCCGCCCGAGATCTCCGAGTCGGCGCCCTGGTCGGCCATGTACCGGGCCCACGGGTCGCCCTCGGTGTAGAGGTCGTCCAGCATCGCCTCGGCGGACTGGGGGGTGTGCTGCATCAGCCCGCACGGCAGCTTGAACGGGCAGGTGGCGCAGTGCCAGCCCGGGGTGAAGTAGGCGACCCGCCGGGGGTCAGCGCCAGCGTCCAGCGCGAACTTGGTCCGGGCCAGGTCGGTGACCGCGCCCTCCAGGCGGACGTTGTAGGCCTCCTGCTCGGCGTCGTTGATCTCGATGGTCACCCGCTTGTAGAACGGCGGCTTCGCGGTCGGCGTGCGCAGCACCTTGCGCAGCAGCGTGAAGCTGACCCCGGCGGTCCACTGGTCGGCGGGGGCCTGCTGCTGCTCCAGCATCCGGTAGAGCCGGGGCTGCGGGCTCATCTCCAGCGACAGCATCGCGGGCTCGCCGAAGTTGCCCATCGTCTTGAAGTCGTCCACGTAGACGGCGCCGTCGGACTTCCGGCGGCGGCGGCGGTCCAGCTTGCCCCGGACCAGCACGGTGACCTCGGCGTCCCCGTCGGGCGTGTCAACCACCAGGGTCAGGAAGTGGGACAGCTTGGTCTCGACCCCGACGATGTCCCAGTAGGCGTCCTCGCCCTCGGCCTCCAGCCACTCCATGTAGCCCTCCAGCATCCGGAAGCCCAGCTTCGACTCCTTGTCCAGGTCCAGGACGAAGGGGGAGTTGCTGGCCTCGGCCACGGCGAACTCGTGGGCCATCAGCTGCTTCCAGGCGATGGCGGGGTCGGGGACGGTGCCGTCGTAGAAGGCCTCCAGCGCGCTGTGGATCCGGGAGCCGAACGGCAGCGCGCCCGTCGGGGGCTCCTCGATCTTGCGCAGGCGCCGGTAGTCCCCGAGCCACCAGCGGCGGCGGCACTGGTGGAACTGGCCGAGGGAGGAGAAGGACGCCACCGTGTTGTCAGGAACGTGGGCGGTGGTCGCCGGGGGAGAGGTCACAGGGTCTCCGTAACTGGTTGATGTAGTTGAGTCAACGGACTATACCCGTTAGAGTGACCGCATGGCCACCAGCGACAGGCTCCCACCGGGGTCCGACAGTTCCGACCGGCTCAACCGGCTGACCTCGGGGGACGACTCCGACGCGCACCTGGTGCGGGTCTTCCGGCGGCGCGTGAAGGTCCAGCCCGACCAGCCCGTCTGGGTGGCCTACCGCTACCGCACGACCCGGAACGGGGACCGGCTGGTGCGCCCGCAGCGGGCCTACCGCCTGATGGTGCACCTGCCCGGGCACGGGGAGCTCACCGGCTTCGAGCGGAAGTTCCCGGGCACCCCACTGGGCTGGGCGGCCTGGCGGTTCGCGGTCGCGCTGTGCGGGGTGCACCCGGTGCTGCGGCAGGCGCGGTGGCCCTGATGCCGCCGAGGGGGAAGATCACCGCGCCCGGACCGGTGCTGTACCCGGTCTGCGGCACGGCGCAGGGCATCTACCAGCACCGCAAGCACGGCACACCGCGCTGCGCACCCTGCCGGGCGTTCAACGCCGAGCAGACCGAGCAGATCAAGCGGGACATCTACCTGCGGCGCCCGAGGCTGGTCCCGGCGCGCGGGTCGCAGCGGCGGCTGCGCGCGCTGATGGCCATCGGCTGGCCGCTGGAGGAGATGGCCCGGATGTGGGGCATCGGGCGCACGGTGCTTCAGCGGGTGCTGCACCCGGACACCGTGAAGGTCTCCCGGGCCCGTGCCGAGCTCATCGAGCGCGAGTACCGGCGGCTGGCCTTCGCGGGGGCCGGGCCCTCGGCACGGGCGCGAACCTGGGCGCGCAACCGGGGCTTTCCCGGGCCGATGGACTGGGACGACATCGACCGGCAGGAGCGGGAGCCGGTGCCGGGCTACGTCATCGAGCGGGACCACCAGGAGGCCCTGGTCATCGACCGCGCGGTGAAGAAGATGCTGGCCAAGCGGGAGCGCCGGTCCCGGTTGACACCGGCCGACCGGCAGGCCGCCCGGGCTCGCCGGGAGTCTGCGGCGTGAGGCTCTACGGTTCTCGGACGGGACTTCGTTGAGCAGGGGGACAGACAGTGGGGGCACGGACCTGGGAGCGCAAGCCGCCCGACGCCTGGCGCCCGCTGTTCACCTCCCGGCTGGCGTGCGGGTGCTGGACCGACGACTGGACCGGTCAGGTGCGGGAGCCGTGCGTGGCACATGAGAGCGAGGGCCACGTCTCGGTGGTCTCGCCGGACCAGGACGGGGTGGCGGTGGCGCGCTGCCTGGTTCGGGAGTGCCGGTGGCAGGAGTCGCGGGCGACGGAGGGCTGGGCGGTCGAGGCCGCCCAGCGGCACTGGGCTGACACCCGTGTGGCGGGTGTGGCTGACACCTGACCAGGGAGGGTCGGGTCCGTAAGGTCGAAGGTCCCCGTTGGAGCAGGGCTCGCGGGGACGGGGGGAGAACTCATGGGCAAGGGCATCGTGGTCGAGCCGTCCCTGGCGCAGGGCTGGCCTGGGAGATCGCTGGACGGAGGAGCAGGGCAGGAGCAGCCGGAGGCGGGACCCGTTCCGGGGGACGGGGTGCTCGGGGGTGAGCGCTGGTTCCTGGTGTGGAACCGGGGCCCGGACGGCGAGTGCTGCTGCTGGCGCGGGTCGGTGCGCGGCGACGGCTGGGGCGCGGCGGGGTCCTGCCAGCGTCCCGGGAAGCACCCGTGGATCACCCGGGTGGACGGGGAGCTCTACGGCTTCGTGCACGGCGCGGCCGACGCGCTGACGTGGGACGCGCTGGTGGACCTCTACGGGCCGCCCGGGGGCGCACGGCAGCTGGCCGTGGTGCTGGACGGGCTGCTGCTGATCGACATCGACGGGCCCCGGGCCCTGCGGGACTTCGCGCGGGTCAGCTACACCGTGCCGAAGGAGAAGATCCTGGGGGTCAGCACCTCACCCCGGGGCTTCCACGTCTGGCTGGACCAGGGCGGCTGGGACCAGAAGTCGCTGAACACCTGGCTGGCGCAGTGGCTCGGCAAGGCGGGCGGCTGGCACAACACCGATGCCGAGAAGGCCGGTCGGCGGGGCCTGCTGCTGGACGTGCGCACCGGGGTCAACCGCTACGCGGTCTGGCCCGGGGAGGACGCGCTGGGGCAGCGCAGGTGGCTGTCGCGGCGCGAGTTCGGTGAAGTCCTGCGGGGCCAGCTGGTCGGGATGCCCGCCTGGCGGATGGTCGGCGGCGAGGGTGCGCCCTGGGCGGTTGACACGCGGGAGCCCGGGATGGCCGCCTGGATCGAGGGGCACCGGGGCGGTGCCGAGATCGATCTTCAGGGCTGGCAGCTGGACGGGTCGGACTCCGAGATGGACGTGGCCTGGGCCGAGATGGAGCGCTGGCTGGCGCGCCTGGAGGGCATGGGCGCGGGGTCCGGGCGCAACAACCGGCTGAACCAGATCGCGTACTACAGCGGGGCGAAGGCCGTCGCCGCTGGTCACAGCCTCGAAGCCGTCCGGGCTCGGCTGGTGGAGGTGGGGGAGAGCGTGGGGACGCACGGCGTGGAGGCCACCGTGGCCTCGGGTCTGAACTCGGGTCTGCTGACGATCAAGAAGCAGCAGGGCAAGGGCTGATGGCCGGGCAGGGGGACGCCTGGTCAGCAGCAACGGCGCGGATCACGACGATGATCAAGAAGGGCGTCGATCCGCTGGAGGGCCTGCTCGGGGAGGGCTACGGCACCGACAGGGTGGTCGAGAAGCACGCGCGGCTGTTCGCCGAGGCCAACTCGGTGGACGTGGCGATGATCTTCCCGGTGCTGCTCACGGCCTTCAGCGGCGCGACGCAGGGGGCCTTCCTGGCGCCGGTCTACGCCGAGGACTGGTCGGGGGCGCACGTGCCGCTGGTGTTCCAGTTCCTGGGCATCGCGGACTCGGGTGCCCGCAAGTCCACCGTGATCCGCGAGGGCAAGATCCCGCTGGAGATGGCGCTGAACAAGGGCGTCATCGAGCGGCGGTCGGCGGTGCTCGCGCTGCGGCAGCAGGCGATGGACGCGGCCGGGCACTCGGGCGGCAAGATGGACGAGCACGCCGGGGTCTACCAGAAGGTCTACGACGGCGGGATCTGTGCGTCCACGCTGACCGACGGCGGTACGCAGGAGGGCATCCGGAACAAGCTGATCACCAACGGCGGGCACCGCGTGCTGATCACCGGGGAATCGGACGTGCTCCAGGAGGTCTCGAAGTACCAGAAGGGCTCGGGGTCGCTCGGGCTGTTCGTGCGCACCTGGGACCAGGAGACCATCTCGGTGGACCGGGCCAGTGAGACCTCGCACCTCTACATGCCCGAGGCCAGCCTGCCGTTCCTGATCTTCGTGCAGCCCAACGCCTTCGCCGAGCACACGGCGCCCGGGCCGAAGGGCTACGACGAGTTCACCGACAAGGGCGTGTTCGGCCGGGCCTGGCTGTGGCGGATGCCGAAGCCGGAGATCCCCGAGGGCTTCGCGTTCAAGCCAAAGCCGCAGCCGGGGGAGAGCTCGGAGCTCCTGGCGGCGCGGCTGAAGACGCTGGACCGGATGACGGCGCTGGTGGAGCGCTCCAACTCCTACCGGATGACCAAGGGCATCCGGTACGCCTGGGAGACCACGGCCGGGGCCACGGTGGCGCTGAAGGAGCCCGCCGAGGTCAAGCGCGAGCTCATCGACCTGGACCACGAGGCGGGGGGCGTGGAGGCCTTCGTCCGGGTGCAGAACATGCTGCTGGACCTGCGGCGGGCACTGGCTGAAGCCGACGAGGAGGACCCCGGCCTGGCGCACCAGTACCACCCGCTCGTGGCCCGCTTCACCGACCACGTCATGCGGCTGGCGGTGCTGTTGACCTTGGCCGACGACCCCGGCGCGCTGACGGTTGACACCGGGCACGTCGAGGACGTGGCCACGAGGCTGGTGCCCTGGCTGTGGTCCGGCTGGGTCGCGGTCATGGGCGAGCGGCGCGCGGCGAACATCGCCGAGATCGTGGAGGAGCAGACCCTGAAGAACCCGAAGGGGATGGACCTGTCGATGCAGGCGGCCATCCTGCGGGTGATGGGGCAGATGACCGAGGACGACGGCCCGGTGGGCACGCTGGTGGGCTGGCCGAAGCGGGAGATCACCGTGAAGGCGCGCTACCGGATCCGGGGCTGGAAGAAGGTCTCCGGGCTGGCCGGGATGCTGGGGCAGACCCTGGAGGAGATGGCCAACGAGCAGACGCTGGTCGCGCGGGTGGCCGGGGACGGTCCGCCGAACGCCTCGGGGCAGGTGGCGCCGACCTACAAGCTGACGGCGCAGGGGATCGCAGCGGCCAAGGGGCTGGACAAGCAGTAGAAGCAGTAACGCTGGGTGACGGTGGCTCCTGATCTGTCGGTGGACGGATCGGGGGCCATTCGTCCATCTGAGGGGGAAACGTGCAGGTCAGACGGTGCACACCGTGGGGTGTGCCGGGTGTGCTCGGTGTGCAGGGCCGAGTGTGCGGAGAAACCGCAGGTCAGAGCAGTGGTGGGCCAGAGTGGGCCAGATGTGCCGAGGACAGAGGCGGGGATCAAGATCCGTCACACACAGTGACTCGCGCGCACGTCATGCGTGTTGAGAGAGAGAGAGAATACTTATCTACCAGATCTCCGACACCGTAAGCACAATCCGCACATTCTGGCCCACACCAGCGCTGACCTGCACATTTTCGGCACACCAGAGGGCACAACGAGGGGCACAGCGATGGCACGCAACGGGCGAGGACGGCAGGTGCAGCGGCGGGGGACGCCTGCCGAGCGGGCCGAGCGGCGGGTGGGGTCCCTGGATCGGCTGGGGGTGCCGGGGTCGAGGGAGGCCTACGCCCATGCCCGGCAGGTCTGGGAGGACGCCAGGCGGGCGGTGGCGGCGAGGGCCGACCAGCTGGCGCTGGAGACGCAGCGGGATCCGACGGGGCAGGCGTTCAACGGCCAGGTGGACCTGGTGCTCGTGGCAGCGCTGGGGGCGCACCTGGCCCGCTGCGAGGTCTGCTGGGTGCGCTGGGTCGATGGCTGGCGGCCCGGGGACATCCTCACCGGGGCAGTGCGGCGGCGACCGGCTGGACAGGTGCTGAGGGCGGCAGAGCTCGAAGCGAGGGCGAGGAGGGGGCGGGGCAAGTGACGGAGATGGGCAACGCGGGGCAGGAGCGGGCCGAGGACGGCCTGGAGGGGGCTGGCGGGTATCCCGGTAACCCCCAGAGCGTCCTGGAGGCGCTGAGGGGGTCGGGCGTGCACGTCGAGACGGAGGTGCACGGGGCCCTGACGGTGGTGACCGCCGGGCCCGTCCCCGAGGGCCTGCCGCTGGCGCCGCTGGTCGGGGTGACCGACTGGGGACCCTGGGCGCAGCACAACGTGCCGTGCCCGGTCTGCAAGGAGCGGCACGCGGTGGTCAACCTGGCGGGCTGGGTGTTCGGGCCCTGCGGCGAGTGTCGGCGGGAGGGCTGGGAGCTCCGGCCGCCGGGGCGAAAGCGCTGGTGGGAGCGGTTGACACGGCGCCGTTGACACCGGCTGCCATACTCGGAAGATGCCGCCGAACGACGCACAGACCCATCCCCGTGCCGCCGATCCCGAGCTCCCCGAGTGGGCGCAGCGCGCGGTCGGGACCCTGGTGACCTGGCAGGAGACCGAGGGCGCCGATGAGACGCCCGCGCTGGTGCTGGGGGCCCGCTGGGCCCGGGACGTGGACGGCAAGCCGCTGATGGGCGGCTACGTGGCGGTCCAGTTCCTGCTGGAGCGCGTGGACGGGAGCTCACGCTGGTCGGCGCCGCAGCTGGCGCCCGAGGGCACGGTGCCCGCATGAAGGTCCGGGTCAACCAGGGCGGCACCACGCTGGCGCTGCTGGACGAGGAGACCGGGGTCTGGCGGACCACGCAGGGCCAGCCGCTGGAGGAGCGCTACGTGGCCAGCTGGACGCCGCTGGTGCCCGCCGAGCCGACGACCGACGCCGCCCCGGCACCTCGGCAGGGGCCCGAGCCCACCGACTGGTGGTGCGGCAACTGCGGCGCCAGCGGGGACATCCCGGCGCCGGAGGCCTGCCCGAACTGCGAGGTGGGGCGCATCCACGAGGGCAGCAACGCCGCGCGCGAGGCCGACGAGGTCAGCAAGCTGTGGGGGATGTGGCCGGTCCAGGAGGTCGCGGTGGTGGTCTTCGTGCGGTCGAGGGGCGCCGACCGCGCTGACGCCCGCGACAGGGCCGTGGCGGCCGTGCAGCGGGCCGTGGCGCTGGGCAGCGAGAACTCCGGCCGCCTGGAGGTCATGCACCGGGGCCAGGTGGTGGCCGGGGGATCGTTCATCACCGTGGACGGCGTGAGCGAGCTCGGGCGAGCGGCGGGCAACGGCCTGATCACCGTGCAGCCGACCAGCCGGGGCTTCGAGTGAGCGGCGGCGAGCCGGGCTCGGTGGACCTGGACGAGGCGACCTTCGAGCTCGTGGGGCCCGTGGTCGGGGTGGCGCTCACGCTGCTGGAGATCCGCGAGAAGCTGGAGACCCTGGACGAGCTCGTGCGCGACGCGCGCCTGGACGATCCCCGCTGGGCGGCCGACCTGCGTGAGCGCATGAGCTCCGACCTAGGGGAGATGCTGGACCAGATGCGCCGCGAGGCGCGCAAGGTCGAGAAGTCCCTGGTCAGGCGCGTGTCAACCGCTGACCAGGAGGGCCCGGAGATGGGCCACACCTGGCGGTTCACCGTGCAGAGCAGGACCGCGAGCGGCACCTGGGACGAGGAGACGCAGCGCGCCACGGGTTACGCCGACGCCGAGGCGTTCACCGGGGTGCCCTGGAGCCTGGAGGTCCGGGGCTGGTCGCTGGTCGAGGGCCTGGAACGGGCTGTCCAGCTGGGCATGGGCGCCTGGCGCTGGCCCGACGGGCGGCGCCTGGACCACGACCCGGACGCCGAGGAGGGCCAGGAGTGAGCGCTGTGGAGCACCGCCGGGTCGGGCGGGGGAAGTGCTCGTGTGGCGAGGAGGCCCCGCTGGGGACCGACATCCACCGCTGGTGGGACGTGCACCTGCTGGGCGAGCGTCCCGAGGGCTGCCGGTCGGTGCACTGCCTGGGCATCGAGTGCATGAACGAGTGCGAGAGCTCGCACCGGCTGGCCATGTTCGCGGCCCGCTGCGCGGCGGCCGAGGGCGTGCCGGTTGACAGCGTGCGTGCCGTCGAGCTCCAGCCCGAGCCGCTGGCGGTGGACCCGGGCTGGGCGGCCGTGGACCAGCTGCTGGACGCCATCCAGATCCGCTGCCGCGAGGGCGACAAGCGCTCGGACTGGCTGCCGGTGATCGACCGGCTGGCCACCGAGGCGCGCGAGCGGCTGCGCAAGATGGTGCCGTGAGGCGCGGGATCCTGGTCAGCGTGGAGTGCGGCCGGTGCGGCGAGGTCGTGCGGGGCCGCAGGCGGGGCTGGCGCACCCGGGCGGCCTGGCGCTGGCACCGGCTGCGCAGGCACGGCCAGCTGTCGGCGTGGAGCGCCTGGTGAGCGCCGTCTACGCCCCTACCGAGCCCGCCGATCTCCCGGCGGCCTACCAGGAGGCCGTGCAGGACTACCTGACCCGCCGCGAGACCGGCCAGCCCACCGGCCTGGCCCGGCTGCGGCAGCTGCACCCCGACCCTCTCTGCCACACCCCGGGCGAGGGCCGCTTCCCGTGCACGAGGTGCGGCGGGTGAGCCGGGGCAAGTGCAGCTTCCCGGCCAAGGAGGCGCTGACCCACGCCGAGGCCAAGGCGCGCGCGGGCAAGCTGAACCGGCTCCAGCCGCACTCCGGGCGCCTGGAGTCCTACCGCTGCCCGGCGGGCGGGCACTGGCACGTCGGGCACCGCCGGGGCCGGAAGCGGCAGCGCTGGTGAGCACGCTGCTGTGCCCGGAGTGCGGCAGCGGCGGCGCGCACGAGGCCTGGTGCAGCTGGCGGCCGGAGTGCCTGGTGTTCTGGGGCAGCCACGGCTGCTCCCTGCCCAAGGGCCACGACGACCCCGAGCGGCACGTCTGCGGGCACGACGACCCCGACGGGCCGTGCAGCAAGATCGAGCGCGAGTTGGACGAGGTCACCGGCACCGAGGTCTGGGTCTGGCGGTTCGCCGACTACGACATCGCTGAGGACCGCGACACCTGGGGCGACGACGCCTTCACGGTGGCGCCGTTCGGCGAGGACGTGCCCGAGAAGTACCAGGTCACCGCCGAGGAGGAGCAGGCCCTGCGCGAGGCCTGGCGGGCGGCCGGGAAGGTGGCCACCTGGGTGGAGGGCTCCGGCTGGGTCAAGCTGACCCCCGGTGGTTGACACACCTGGGCCATACTCGCCGTGTGCCCCGGACCCAAGACGCCGGTAGACGGCGCAAGACCGGCCGCCGCCGACGCTGGCGGTGGGCCGAGCGGGACACCTACCTTGCCCTGTTCTGGCTGGGGGTCGGCTTCGCCGCCGGGGCCTGGCACGTCTCCCACGGAGGTACCTGGTGACCATGAGCTCCAGCCCGCTGACCGGGCCGCTCTCCGTCCAGAACACCGGCCACGGCCACGTTCGTCCCCGGCCGGACAACGTGAAGGCGCGCTGCGGCGGCCCGGCGGTGTGCTCGGTCTGCCAGCGCGAGCAGGCCGAGCTCACCGGCAGCCTGAAGCTGCGCGAGGGCGACCAGCCGCTGCCCACCCCGCACGGGGACGCCGTGACCGACATCCAGACCCTGGTCATCGCCGACATCACCGCCCGCCGGGAGGTGGGCATCTCCCGGTACGGCACCGCGCTCCAGCCGCACAACGGCCGCGACGCCTTGCGGGACGCCTACGAGGAGGCCATCGACCTGGCCATGTACCTGAAGCAGCTGCTGGTGGAGCGCGACGGTGCCTGACGCCGAGCACGCCGTGCCCGACGGCTGGGAGGGCTGCGGCTGGCACGGCTGTCGGCTGTGCTACCCCGACCCGATGCCCGACGGCGGGCCCTGCCCGCTGTGCGGCAGGCAGGTTGCGCGCGTGCTGCTGGACGGGCACCTGGCCGTGCACGAGCTCCGGGGCGACCAGCTGACCGGACCGCAGCGGGTGCGCGCCGCCATCGCCCGGGACCGGGGGCAGGTCGCGCCGCAGCGGCCGGTCACGCTGTGCGGGCCCGACCGTCCGGCCCCCGGGGGCTACGGCGACAACCGGCTGGACTGGGCGGGCCTGTCCTGGCGGCGCCTGCGGGGCTGGTTCCGGGACAGCCAGTGCCTGGCCCGCTGCGACGAGGGGCACACCTACGGCCGCTGGTGCCTGCTGGGACCGAGGAGGACGCGATGACCAACGAGGCCAACCGGCGACCCACCGGGGACTACCGGCCGCGCGCCCTGATCGACTTCGACGGGGTGATCCACGCCTACGGCAGGGGCTGGCACGACGGCACCGCCTACGACGGGCCGATCCCCGGCGCCCAGAGCGCGCTGGACCAGCTGACCGAGGCGGGCTGGGAGGTGGTGATCTTCTCGACCCGCGATGCCGAGCAGATCCGCCAGTGGCTGGTCCAGCACGGCTTCCCCGCCTACCGGGTGACCAACGTCAAGGAGCCCGCCCAGTTCCTGCTGGACGACCGCGCGATCCGCTTCGAGCGCTGGAGCCAGGCGATGGCCGACATCCGCCGCCAGTACCCGATGACCACCGCCGACGCCGCCGAGGCGCGCCGGATCCACGGCTTCGCCGGGCCGCCGGTCCTGAACCGCTGATGCGCTGGTGGAGGCGCTGGCGGGCCCAGCGGGAGTGCTTCCACCACGACCACACCCGGGGCATCTCGTGGATCCGGAGCGAGCTCATCGACCTGGGACGGCGCAAGATGTTCTGGTGCGCGGTCTGCGACCGCACCTGGTTCACCTGAGGAGACCCCGTGGCTGAAGCCTCCGGCATGGCCGGGAAGTACCCCGTGTCAACCGGCGGTCCCGAGGACATCCAGACCGCCTGGAAGATCCTGGCCGGGGGCGCGCCCGTGGCGGCTGCCTCGCTGGTGGACATCGCCGAGAACGGGAAGTCCGAGATGGCCCGGGTGACGGCCAGCATGGCCGTGCTGGACCGGGTGGGCCTGGCCACGCCGAAGGAGCGCCCCTCGGTCACCTTCGCGGTCATCCCGAAGGAGGCCCAGGAGTACGGGATCACCCAGCAGATCTCGGCCGCCGAGGTGATCCGGGACCGCCTGAAGGCCCTGGGCGCCGCCGTGCCGGGAGGCGGCAACTCCCACCCGCACGTCCAGCCGCAGACGCAGACACCGCCGCTGGCCGAGGTCCCGGCCGGGGACCCGTCCTGGGCGTCCGACGACAGCGACATCGTGGACGCCCAGATCGTGGACGACGACGGCGACTGGGACGACGGCAACCCGTGGGGCTGATCCTGGCCTTCCTGGCCGTGGCCGCGCTGGCTGGCCTGCTGGGCTTCTGGTGCGCGCTGGCGCTGCCCTGCCCGCACTGCGGGCGGCTGCGCTGATGGACCTGATCCAGGGCTTCTGGCTGTTCCTGTGGGCGGTCACGGTCCTGCTGGCCGCCTTCGCCGGGTACGGGGCGGGCTGGGCAGTCGGCTGGCGCCGTGGCGCGCGCTGGCGGGACAGCCGCCCCTGGGACGGCGTGGAGCGGCGCGGTGCGCCCCGGCTGCCGCTGGACCCTCCGGCACCCCGGCAACGGCGGCACGGTGGCTCGTAGGGTCGGGACGTGGACTTCACCTGGACCGGAGCGGACTGGCTGGTCGCGCTGCTGCTGTGCTGGCTGGCGCTGGGGATCGGCTTCGTCATGGGCTGGGCCGGGCGGGTGTCCTTCGAGCGGCACCACCGGGGCAGCGTCCCCGTGGAGGCTGCTCCCGCGCCGAAGACTGCGCCCTCCCCTACCCCGCACACCCAGAAGATCGACTTCAGCCAGGCGCCCCCGCCTGTGTCAACCGCCGGGCACCCGCTGCGCCGGGCCAGCGACCGCCCGGGCGGCCCGGAGCCCGAGGTCCGGCCCGGGGGCCGACGCCGGTCCGACGCCCCCGCGATGACCCGGGCCGAGGCGCGCAGGCTGCGGGAGCAGGGCTATCCGGACCCGGACACAGAACGGCCCCGCCAGCCGTAGCCAGCGGGGCCGTCTCGCGGGGGCTACCCCTGTGGGGCGCTTGGGCCGCGTGCATCCCTGATGCGGGGAGGCTACGCGCGCCGGGGTCACCAGGTGAAGACCTCCCGGATGAGCGCCACGATCCGGTCCAGCAGGGCCTGGAGCGAGCTCACAGCCTGCCCGGCGGGGGCAGCGTCGAGGACGGGGGCGCTGGCGGGCTGGGGAGCAGGCCGCACGGGCGCTGCCGTGGCGGACGGCTGGGCGCCCACCGGAGCCTGCTGCGCAACGGGCGCCTGCGGGGCGGGCTGCGGCGCGGGAGCAGGTGCACTCGGGGTCTCCTCGGGCTGGGGCCCCCAGATGATCTCGGCCGGGCCGCACACGTCAGGGTCCACCGAGATGATGACCTCGGCCGGGTCGGGGCACCGGTAGGAGCCGATCCGCTCCTCGGGCAGCTGGACGGCCACGCAGCCGAACTCGCCCTGGAACTCCTCGCCGGGAGCGCAGGTCGGCTCGCTGGGGCCGTCGGCCAGCGCGGGGCTGGCGGTGAGCAGGACCGCGCCAGCGGCGGTCACCGTGATGAGCGCTCGGAGCGCGGTCTTCGTCATGCACCCAGTATCGTCACATTTGTCAACAAACTTGAGCGGCGCGCCGAAGAAATGTCTCTGGGCCGTGGTAGTCCACCCCTCCGGGTGACCCCGGGCACGACGAAGGCCCGCTCCCCGGAGGGGAACGGGCCTTCGCGGCTGCCTGAGGATGCGAGCCCGGCCAGGCTACCCGAGCAGCGTGCGGGCGTCGGCCACCTCGGTGCCCAGGGCCTCCAGCTGGTCAGGGTCGATCAGGAAGTCCTGGCCGCCGATGCAGAGCCGGAACGCGGTCCAGCCCTCCTGCGGGTCGTAGGTGATCTCGGGGTTCTCCCCGCTGTCCCGGATGTCGGTGGTCGGGTGGTCCGGCTCGTCGGCCATCACGCCTCCACGCTCACGATCCGGACCTCGGTCACCATCGGCCCCAGCCGGTGCCAGCACATCCAGGCGGCCAGGTTGCGGGCCTCGTTCTCGACGCGGCTCCAGCCCGGGCGGTCCTCGACCGCGACCCGGACGTGGTGGGTCCGGGTGTTGGCCGGGGTGGGCGGGCGCTGGCGCGCCACGTCCACCTCCAGGTCGAAGATCAGCTGCTGGGCCATCACAGGGTCCTCTCGGCGGGCGGGGAGCCCAGGAGCTCGGGGCGGTCGTTCTCGTCGGCGGCCTCGTCCAGCACCTCCACGTCGGTGTCAACCGGCACGGCCGGGAGCTCGACCAGGGTCCGGGTCTCCCCCGCCTCGATGCCCAGCCGGGTGGCCTCGGCCTGGACCATCGCCTCGATGTCGGCGCGGGCCTTCTGCACGACGTTCTCGGTGTGCTCGACCAGCGTCTTCGCCGCGTGGTGGATGTTGGGCGCGGAGTTCTCGATGGCGTAGTGCAGCGCGCGCAGCGCCTCGTTGCGCACCTTGGCGGGCGCCTTGTCGGTCAGCGCCTTCTCGTAGGCGTCGCGCGCCTCGCGGATCTTCACGAAGGCCGCCGCCGCCGCGCCCTTGACCTCGCCCATCGAGTGCGCGAGCCGGGGCGCGTACTCCACGCCGGGGACGTTCCAGTCGGTCTCGGTGCGCCGGATGGTGCACGGGACCCCGGAGGTGTTCATGGACGAGACGAAGCTGGCCCACTGGGCCTCGCTCATCTCGACCTCGATCAGGTCCGGCCCGGAGCCGTGGATGTAGTCGTGGCTGCCCTCCCGCGAGCGGGTGGCGCGCTGGACGGTGACCCGCACGGTGCGGCCGTGCTTGATGTCGCTGTCGAACAGGACGACCCCCGGGGTGGCCGAGACCCGGTGCGCCACGATGCTGCCCCAGGCGGGGTGCTCCTCGGAGCCGTACTCGGTCTTGGTCGGGGGCTGCGGGGCGTGCCAGACGGTGTCGCGCATGGGGGTTCTCCTCAGGCTGTGGAAAGGGCTGTGGGCCCGGCCCCGAAGGGCCGGGCCGGTTGACAGGGGTCAGCCGTTCAGGCGCTCGGCCAGGTAGACCGCGTCGCCCTCGAAGCTGCCGAGGACGAAGGCCAGGCGCCCGGCGGGGATGAGCTCCACGCCTGCGGGGGTCTGCACGGCGGGGCCCTGCTCCTGGGCTGCGAGCAGCTGGGCGGGGGTGACCGGGGTGGTGAGCGTCTGCGTCATGGGCCAAGTATGCATGGCCGTGTCAACAGTGTCAACAAGACACGCCCGGGACACACCACGGGCCCGGCTACCGAGGCTTGAACGCCTTGGGCCGGGCCCGGGTGCTGCGGTGCGGGAAGCGTGGCCGAACGTCCCCGGATCCGTGCGTGTGACCAGCGCGCCGGTCACGCCCGTAGGTGGGGTGGAAGGCCAGTGGCCCCTGCTGCCGCGAGCTCAGTATGGCAACCGTGTCAACGGTGGAGCGCGTAGACCTTGTCGGTCACGACCAGCGGCTTGCCCTCGGGGCCCTTCACGTAGGGCGCCCGCCAGATCCGGGCCATGAAGCGCCCGGGCGCGACCTCCTGCGCCAGCGGGTGGTCCGGCCCGACGTGGTACCAGGCCCAGTGGCCGCGCACGACCCAGCGGTGCGACCACTCCACCAGAGTCTCCCCCTCGGCGCGGGCGCTCTCCTTGCGGCGCAGCTGGACCACGGTGACGCGGTGCGGGATGCCCATCCGGCCGGTCCGCTTCCGCCGGGCCCTGTCAACCGGGGCGTCGGAGGTGTCGGCGACCGTCTGGCCCAGCAGCAGCCAGAAGGCGTGCATCAGGCGGACCGGGTTCGTGAACTCGTGCGGCGTGTCGCCCTCGGCGAGGATCTGTGCGGCGTGCTCCTCGCGCGTGGTCATCATCGCCGGGCCCAGCCGCATCCCCTCGTAGAGGTTGTTGCAGCCGATCAGGCCCCAGCGGCCCAGCGTGCGCTCGACCTCGTCCACGGCCGACTGCGGGAAGCCCTTGCTCTCGGCGTCCTTCGGGAGCAGCGCGTAGATCTCGTCGGGCTCCTCGCGGTGGTCGTTGAACAGGTAGATCACCGTGCCGGTCATCGGCTCGCCCGTGTCGTGCTGGGCGTACTGCACCAGCACCGGGGCCCAGCAGGCCCAGCTGATCAGCATCTTCCGGCCGCGCACGTCGTGGAACGGCAGCCCGCCCTCGAACCGCGCGATGCCCGAGCGGGTCGGCATGATCGAGTGCTGGATCCGGTCCAGGCCGTCCAGCTGGCTGGCCGCGTACTGGATCAGCGTGCCCATCTCGGCCGAGACGTGGTAGGCGGCAGCGTTGGGCAGGGTCTGGCGCAGCGCGTCCACCACGGCCGCACCCTGTGCGCGGGCCAGCGGCGGGCTCTCGATGGCCTCCTGCACGGCCGCACGCGGGTTGTGGATGTCCAGGGCCACCTGACCGGTCCACATGCGCCGCAGCAGCGGGTTCTCCAGCCGGACCATCAGGTCGGCCTTGTGGTCCAGCACCTCGGGCGCCCTCACAGGAGCATCCGGGGGAAGGGCAGCTGCTTGGTCTCCAGCGCGGCGGCGGCCAGGTAGCCCGCCTGGGCGTTGGACCCGGCGATGGCCTCCAGCACGCCCTCCCACAGCCCGTGCTCCAGGATGGTGGCCGAGACGTAGTCGGCGGCGGCGGCGGCCTTGGCCACCAGGCCCACCTCGCGGCGGACCTCGGCCACGGACGAGAACGGCACGGCGGCGGTCACGCCCGCACCGTCCCGCCCAGCGCGCCGCGCACGGCCACGACCGCGAAGATCGCGCGGCCCTCGGCGTCCATCCGGGCCCGCACCGCGCGGGCGTCGGCCGGGAGGACGTAGGAGTCCAGCTTCGCGGCCCAGCGCGGGCCGCGCGGGTCGTCGGCCAGCCGCTCGGTCTCGAAGCGGATCAGCGCGCCGTAGGTGGCGCCGGAGCGGCCGTTGATCAGGGTGGCGGGCTCGGTCGTCTCGATGCGCTCGGCCTGGAGGAGGGCCAGCCACAGGGCGTCGTTGACCTCGCCCTGTGCGAGGGCTCCGGTCGGGGTGCTGGGGATCAGGGTCTGCGTCATGGCTCTAGTATGCACTCCGTTGTCAACAGTGTCAACAGGGTCAGCAGTGCGTGTTGCCGACCTGGTTGACGAAGTCCCGGGCCTCGGTGTCGGTCAGGCCGAAGTTCCAGACCAGCGAGTCGGCCATGTTGACCACCGGCACCCCGGCGGTGAAGCCCTCGCAGATCAGGTCGGCGGTCTGCTCGACCAGCGCGACCTGCTCGGGGGTGAGGTCCGCGCCGGGCACGAGCTCGACGGCCACCGACTGGTAGACCGGGATCGCGTCGATGCGCTGGAACTCCACGGCCGGGGTGTCAACCACCTGGGCCTGGGTGCCGGGGTTCGGCATCAGCAGCAGGGCCATCAGGCCGAAGGCCAGCGTGGCCAGGACGACCAGGGCGCCACGAGCGGCGGCCTGGGTGCGGGTGAGGGCGGGGGCGAGGGCGAAGGTCTGCGTCATGCCCAGAGTCTCGGCTATCTCGTTGACAATGTTGAGCCGACGCGCCGAAGTTCTTTCGCGCGTCGCCGGACAACGCGCCGAGGTGCGACGTTCTGGGTCACCGGGGGCTCCTACGCTCGCGGCGTGGAGCTCATCGACCTGGACGACCTCACCGACCGGGGCCTGCTGAAGCAGGTGCTCCGATCTGTCAACCGCATGGAGGAACGCATGACCGCGCTCACCGACGCCATCGGCCGCCTGGCCGGGGCCATCACCGACCGGATCGGCACGCTGGAGGACACCATCGCGCGCGAGCGTGAGGCGGCCGAGGCGCTGGCCGCCGCCGAGGCGGCCGAGGACGTGGAGCAGAACGCCGAGCGCGACCGGCTCATCAGCGAGCGGGACGCGGCGCGCGCCGAGACCGACCGCGTGCTGGCCGAGGCCACCGAGCAGGTGGATGCGCTCACCGCGCAGGTGCAGGGTTCCCAGGAGGCGCCGGGCACCGAGGAGCCGGACGCCCCGACCGAGCCGGAGACCCCGGCGGGCGGCGGCGGCACGGTGGACGGCAGCGAGGGCGAGGTCCCCGGGGTGACCCCGGTGGAGACCGAGCCGGTCGCCAGCGAGCCGGTCGGCGAGGGCGACCAGCCGCAGCAGCAGGGCTGACGCAGCGAGGCCCGGACCCATGCGGGTCCGGGCCTCGTGTCAACCAGCCTGCTGGTCGCGCTTCTCGGTGGAGATCTCGGCCAGCGCGTCGCGGCGGCCGTCCCGGCGCCCGACCTTGTAGGCCGCCTTCAGCGCCTCGTGCAGGAAGTCCACCCGCTTGACCGTCCCGGCCGAGTGCATCCGGCGCAGGAGGCGGGCACTCTCCTCGATGCTCGGCTCGGCCACAAGCCCACTCTGCGGGGTCTGCTCAGGCCCCGCTCTGCTGCTGTGACCAGGGCAGTAACAGCCCGTCATCGGGGTACCGGGGCACCACGTGGACGTGCAGGTGGAAGACCGTCTGGGTCGCCGCCCGACCGGCTGAGGTGATCAGGTTCACATCCGCCCCGACCATCTCCTGGGCGAGCTCGGCCGCCCGGCGGAAGACCTCCCCGGTCACGTAGGGCGCCGTCCGGGCGTCGGCCACGTGCTGGTGAGGCACCACGAGCACGTGTCCGGGCACCACCGGGTTGAGCGGCCGGAAGGCGATGTCGTCCGGCCAGCGCCGGATGATCTCGGCCTCGGCCTCGCCCCGGACGATCTTGCAGAACACGCACTCGCCCATCAGCCCGGCCACCTCTCGTCGTGCACCTCGATGTCGGCGTAGCTGCCGAACAGCCCGGCGAAGGTCGGCAGCCGCTGCCCGGTCACCCGGGACTCGAAGGTCCGCACCGGTACCGACCGCAGCTGGCCCGAGCGGTACTCCTCGTGCGCGGCCGTCAGGGCCTGGTAGACCGCGTCCTCGTTCGGCCCCTGGTTGACACGCCACTTCCGGCCGCAGCCCGGACAGCGGAGCTCCCCAGCCGTCGGGCCCATCTCGACCTCGACGTGCGGACGGTCGTGCAGGAAGTAGTGCGGGCTGGGCGGCCAGACCAGGCGCTGGATCCGGAACGCGATCTCGTTGCGCCCGTCCTCGTCCAGGTCCAGCGACTTCGCCAGCTGGACGGCGGTCTCCATGATGTCGTCGTCGGTGATCACGCGACCCCCGCCCGCCGTGCAGCCGCCCGCGCCTCGCGCTCCCGCTGGGCGTCGTCCAGCGTCCAGATCCACAGCTGGCGGTCGGCGTCCTCGGGCTGGTTGAAGATGATCCGGCGCCGAGCCTGGGACGGCCGCCGCACGCCGTGCGCGTACCCGAGCGAGAAGACCCGGTGCCCCTCGGCGGTCAGCGCGCCCCCGAGCACGTCGAAGACCGTGCCGTAGATCCCGAACGGCCAGATGAACATCTTGATCCGCAGGTAGCTGCCCCGGGGCCCCAGCCGCAGCGAGCCGTTGGGCTTGGCCACCCGGTCCCGGAGCTCGGCCAGCGTCACCAGGCGGGCGCCCGCAGGCACCCCGCCCGGCCGCTTGTCCGGGGTCTGCACCGGCTCCAGCATCACTCCACCACCTGCCAGTCCCCGACCAGACGCCGGACGATCTCGAAGTGCTTGTGGTCCTCGGGGTCGTGCCCCGCGATCTTCGTCAGGTGCCACTGGGCGGCCTCCAGCGTGCCGCGCTTCCCGTAGAGCGCCTTCGGGATGATCCGGGGCAGGGCGTAGACCCAGTCCTCGGACTTGGACCGGACGCACCACTCGTAGCGCAGGCCCTCCTCCTCCCGCAGCACCGCCAGCGCGCGCTCGGCGCGGCCGGGCTCCCCGGTGAACTCCCCCATGTCAACCGGGCACTGGGGGTCGCCGTAGGCGCACCGGGCGCGCGTGCAGTGGCCCCGGTGGATGGCCTCGTCACCCACGGGCCCGGTCCGCCTTCCAGCTCTCCAGCACCTGATCCAGCGGCTGGCCGGTCATCCCCTCGGTGTCCCGCAGGATCACCAGCTGGTTGGGCCGCAGCCACTGGAGGAAGTCGTGCACGGCCTCGGACCCGGCGGTTGACAGGTGCCGGGCCAGCAGCGAGATCGCGCCGTCCTGGCTGTGCCCGCCGAAGGTCAGGTCGTCCAGGATCGCGCTGGCCTGCGCGCGCTGGCTGGCCGTGCTCGGCGGCACCGCGTGCTGGAGGGCGCCCTTCTCCCGCTCGTCGGCCAGCGCCTGCGCGATGGCCCAGACGGTGGGCTGGTAGCCGTCCTCGCCCAGCAACTCCTCGGCGTGGTCCTGGTCGGCCTGGGTCGGCTTCGCCATCAGCCCAGCACCTCCACCGGCAGCACGGTGGACCGCAGGGTCATGCCCGCGCGCGGGCTGTAGACGCCCTGCACGGCCCAGCGGGCCCGGTCCTCGGCCATCGCCCGGGCGTCGGGGTAGACGTACTCGATCAGCCGCAGCACGCGCACGCCGCCCTTCGCCCGGGCCAGGCCGCGCGCCTCCGCGTCGGCGATGGCCTGGGCCAGCAGCCCGGCCACCTCGCCGCGCTCGGGGTAGTCCTGGGGCAGCAGGTCGTTGGCCACGTCCCAGTGCTCGGTGGTCGGCTCGATCTCGTTGATGCTCGCGCTGCCCATCTGCATGGTGATGCGCTCGGTGTCGGCCATCAGGCCATCGCCTCCTCAGGCTTGCTGTCCATCCACCACAGGCCCTTGCTGGGCGCCGCGTGGTCCCACTCGGTGTCGTGCATGACCAGGCCCCCGGGAGTCCCCCTGCGCCCGAGGACCGGGGCGTGCCCCCGGGGGTACTCGCAGCGCGCCTCCAGGTAGGCCCCCTTCGGGTTGTCGATCTCGTGCACCGCCGCGCACCTGCGCTCGTCCTGGATGGCCAGCGCGCGCTGGAGGACCAGGTCATCGATCTTGCGCTGGGCGTTGCGCATCCGGGTGCGCGCGGACCGGACCAGCGGGCGCTGGTCGCTCTGGTCCACCCGCACCCCGGCGATGCCCGAGGCCATCCGCCAGACGTAGGTCGGCTTCAGCAGCTGGCTCATGAAGCCCTCGAAGGTCAGCATCACGAGCCCTCCAGCGACGGCACGGACTTCCAGGTCCGGCCGCCGTTCAGGGCGGTCCCGGCGACCACGGCCAGCCCCTGCCGCTCCAGGGCCTTCATGGCCACCAGGGTCTGGCCCGGTGGCAGCTTCAGCGCCTGCGCGATCTCGGTGATGGTCTCCGGGGACCAGCCCAGGTTCCGGGCCCGTCGGAGGCGGTCCAGGACGGCCTGCTGCCGGGCGTTGAGCTCGCGCCGCTGACGGCCGTCGGGAGCGGTCACAGGTACATCCCGGCGAGCTCGAAGGTCAGCGCCACGAGCTCGGTCTTCTCGCCGCCGTCCTCGGTCCACACCACCCGGAAGGACTCCGGGACCAGCAGGTTGTCCAGCATCAGCGAGGACGGCATCTCGTCCTCGAACAGGGTGACCGTCCAGGCCGGGGCCTTGGCCGGGGAGAACATCGACGGGGCCGGACGGTCCAGGTACTGCACGGTCCGCACGCCGGGCCGCAGGGCCAGCATCTGCTCGGCCGCCGCGAGCACGCGGGGATCGCCCCAGCCGACCGACCGGGCCTGGAAGACCTCGGCGTTCAGCTGGACGACGACGGTGGTGATCATGTGCGCCTCCTCAGGCGGTTGACACGGCGACGCCAGCGCCAGCGGGACCAGAAGCCCGCGTGCAGCGCCACGTCCTCGGAGCAGACCAGGCAGCGCCAGGACCAGTAGAGGGGCCCTGGCGCTGCCGCGTGGTCGTAGATCAGGCCGTTGCGGATCACAGCAGCGCGGTGGTGGTGAGCACCGCGCCCTGCTGCTCCAGCTGGGCCAGGGCGTCCTGGCTGCTCTGGAGGGCCACCCCGGCCACCAGGTCGGTGATGACCCGGACCTGCGCCAGCCGCTGGCTGCGGACCAGGCCCAGCGCGTGCAGCGCGGACTCCTTCACGCAGTAGTCGGTGGCGATGCCGACCACGTCCAGGGCCTCGATCTGGTCCACGCCCAGCTGGTAGGACAGCGGCGCGTTGCCGCGCGCCGTGCGCCCCTGGAAGGCCGAGTAGTCCGGCCGACCCTGGCCCTTGCGGATGACCTTGATCGGCGTGCCCTCCCAGCCCAGGACGAGCTCGGGGTGCAGCTGGGACCCCTCGGTGCCGGACACGCAGTGCACCGGCCAGGTGGTCACGTAGTCGGGGTCGGTGCCCGGCGCGGCGAAGTGGCCGCCGTTGAGGCTGGGCAGCGGGTCGTGCCAGTCCTGCGACACGTAGATGCGCGAGTAGCGGTCCTGGTGGGCCGCCATGATCTTCGTGGAGATGTCGCGGGCCACCTGGGCCCCGCCGGTCACCGCGAGGGCGCCGCCCTCGCAGAAGTCCCTCTGCACGTCCACGATCAGGAGCCCTCGGCGGGCCTGGGTCTGCGTCATGGAACAAGTATGGGCCCCGCTGTCAACTGTGTCAACAACGGGGCCCATACGGGTGAGCGTGCCGCTCAGAAGGCGACGACCTTCGGGCCGTCGTCCAGCACCTTCTCGGCCTCGAACACGGCCTCGGTGGCGTCGGGCGCGAACACCCGGATGACCATCCGGCCGGTCTTGCCGCGCGCCATGACCTCCACCGGGACCGGCAGGTTCCAGACGCGCTTGCCGTAGGCGTTGAGCACGGCCCGGTACTGGGCGAGCCAGGTGTCCACGGCCTCGGGGCCGGTCGGGCCGAAGTCCACCAGGAAGTTCTCGGGCTGGATGACGGGAGCCTCGGTCCCGTCGCTCAGGGTCTTGGTCTGCATGGGGTCCTCCTCAGACGGTCAGGGAACGGACGCGGCGCGCCTGGAGCCGCCACATCAGCAGGGCGACGCGGACCGGGCCCATGCTCGGCGCGGTGGCCGGGGTCTGGAAAGCGGCGGGCCGGGTGCGGATCGCCTGCCAGGTCTGCGTCATGGAGAAAGTATGGCGCGCCGTGTCAACAGTGTCAACACGGCGCGCTCTACCGGGTGAGTCAGATGCCGATGTCCTCGGGCTCGGTCACCCAGCGGCGGACCACCCGGACGGTCAGGTGCCAGCCCTCCTCCCGCAGCTTGACCACCCGGGCGTTGGCCGGGCCCTGGTGCTGGTTCCACGGCGTCAGCGCCTGCCAGAACCCGGACCGGGTGAGCTCCTGGGCCTGGTACTCGGCGCGGAAGTCGGTGGTCCCCAGCGAGCGGACCGTGTTGACGGCCAGCACGGCCTCGGCGGCATCGTTCGCCGCCACGTCCCGGGCGCCCAGGAAGCTGGCCACGGGCTGGTCGTCGTGGTGGTTGTCGGTGCCCGCGCCCTCGTAGACGTGCTCGGCCCGGTTCCGGCCGACCCGCCACTCCCCGGCGGCGGTCACGCGGCCAGGCTCTCGGGGTCGTAGCGCCAGGACCCGTCCGGGTCCTGCACCATCGCGTCACGCCAGATGCCGTGGGCGTCCCGGGCCAGGCCCTGGCAGGCCAGACCGGACTCCAGGGTCTGGCGGATGATGCCCAGGAACTCGTCCCCGTTCAGCATCTCCAGCGCGTCCAGGGCCTCGGCCTTCATCGCGTCGTCCTCGTCCCACTCCAGGATGGCGCGCAGCTGGACGGGGCTGACATGCGCACGGGGCTCGGAGAGGTCCCGGCGCTCGTAGTCGGGCAGCGGGGCGGTCACGCGGGCACCGGGGTGATCAGGGCGTCCATCTCCGGGCCCCGGACCAGGAAGGCCCGGCGGTCGGCCCACAGCTGGCACTCGCCGTAGGACCCCACGAAGGTGGTCCACTGGTCGAACAGGCGGTCCTTGCCCCGGACCTCGTACTGCGGCTCTGCGGTCTGCGTCATGAGTCCAAGATAGTTGACAGTGTTGACAAATGCAAGCCATACCCCGGCGAGTCCTGCCACCATCGAGGGATGTACGAGATCCCCGACCCGCTGACCGAGGCCCGCCAGCAGGCCGCACAGGGCTGGACCCAGACCATCCTGGCCCGGACCTCCGAGCTTTCGCCGAGCACGCCGCTGCCCGACCGCATCGCGCACGCCGACCTGCCCGAGCTCCCGGAGTGGCTGACGAAGCTGATCTGGATCGAGCTCGTGGCCTGGCGCGGCCAGGCCCTGGTCGAGCGGGTCGTGGCCCGCGCGGGCGCCCACGGTTGACACGGCTGGCTATAGCCTGACCGCCATGAGCGAGCTCCCCGAAGACCCGCCCCCGCACCTCGTCAACCCGCCCGTGATGCGCCCGCTGGAGGGCGTGAACATCCACGTCCGGCACGGTGACCGCTGCCTGGCCGCCCAGGTCGTGAACGTGGACAGCGAGGACCCGCTGGGCGGGGTCTTCGTCGTGGACGCGGTGATCTTCCAGCCGCCGGTCAAGAACTCGAACGACAAGTTCCAGAAGGCCAACACCCGGCCCGGATCCGTGCGCTGGGCGAACAACATGCAGCACGCGCCGGTCGAGGAGAACACCCAGCTGACCTGGCACTACCCGGGC